ACAAATACCACTGAGCCAAGTTAGAAGCTCTCTATTCGTTTACTACCAAATAAGTTTTCAATTTTTCTTTACTTTACTACTGTTTCGCGTTCTCCGAATACTTATTGTTGTGAGTGAGATGCTATCCCTACCACAATAAAAAACAGGGCGTCCCCTGGGATTGTTTTCTGAGTTACAGATTTCGCACAATCTACAGACAAGCTATGAGACCACACTTGATAAAACTCAACCTATATGATAATTTTGTTTTATCCTCTATTTTACGAGTAGTACATCCAAACAAATCGTCATGCATCATCTACATTCAACATTATCCACTGACGAGGAATAACCTTGTACTCAGTTAAACTTGGTCGAGACTATCTTCTTGTCAAACCGGGCAAAGGGAGAGATCAGCTCCACATAAGGGTTTATCTGCGTACGACCGGTTAAGGTAATATGCGTTTAACAAGTTGACAACAGAGTCACATTGAATTTCAATTACACAGGTGCCGTAATAGGAGTCCCTGTGTCTAACTTTACAAATACCACTGAGCCAAGTTAGAAGCTCTCTATTCGTTTACTACCAAATAAGTTTTCAATTTTTCTTTACTTTACTACTGTTTCGCGTTCTCCGAATACTTATTATTGTGAGTGAGATGCTATCCCTACCACAATAAAAAACAGGGCGTCCCCTGGGATTGTTTTCTGAGTTACAGATTTTCGCAGTTATCTACAGACAAGCTATGAGATACTCTTGATAAAACTCAACCTATATGATATTTTGTTTTATCCCCTTAACGATTAGTACAATCCAAACAAATTGCCTCGCATCATCTACATTCAACATTATCCACTGACGAGGAATAACCAATTCTCTTCGGAATTGTAGTTAAACTTGGTCGAGACTATCTTCTTGTCAAACCGGGCAAAGGGAGAGATCAGCTCCACATAAGGGTTTATCCGCAGTTCTCCGGTTAAGGCTACTATGCATTTAACAAGTTGACAACAGAGTCATATTCAATTTCAATTACACAGGTTTTCATTACTCGACCTGTGTCTAACTTTACAAATACCACTGAGCCAAGTTAGAAGCTCTCTATTCGTTTACTACCAAATAAGTTTTCAATTTTTCTATTACTTTATCACTGTTTCGCGTTCTCCGAATACTTATTACTTCGGTATGTGTTCTCATATATGAGAACACATACATTTTATAAAAAAACAGGGCGTCCCCTGGGATTGTTTTCTGAGTTACAGATTCCGCACAATCTACAGACAAGCTATGAGACCACACTTGATAATTATTTAATTATATATTGCCGGTAAACGGAGTCATAAATTTAAATTTATCCTTATACGAGTAGTACAATCCAAACAAATCATGTGCATCATATCCATTCAACATTATCCACTGACGACTTATAATGTATGACCATAAGGTGGTGCGTACTGACCTTATTATAAGGTGGTCGTGACTGACCTTACGGTCATACATTATAAGGTGGTCGAGACTATCTTCTTGTCAAACCGGGCAAAGGGAGTGATCGGCTCCACATAAGGGTTTATCCGCAGTTCTCCGGTTAAGGGTAATATGCGTTTAACAAGTTGACAACAGAGTCACGTTGAGTTTCAATTACACAGGTGCCGTAATAGGAGTCCCTGTGTCTAACTTTACATATTTATTAGTTGATAGTTTGCGCGCTGATACATAATAGTATCAACTAACAATTAGTTTGCTTGACCGACGATACTTCGGCACTATCAACAACCACTATCGAGCCAAGTTAGAAGCTCTCTATTCGTTTACTACCAAATAAGTTTTCAATTTTCTATTACTTTACTACTGTTTTGCGTTCTCCGAATACTTATTACTTCGGTATGCGTTCTCATTATATGAAAAATTGAATACTTTTTCATATAAAATATAATAGCATCTACTAACCGACTATAATAGTCAATTATTACAATGAATAAACGAGCAGCAGCAGTAAGGTGTGTGTTTTGCAACAGTCTATCTCATCACATGGATAACTGTAATAGTACCTTCAATGGTCGTCGTAAGTCACTCGACAATGGTTGGTGCTTTCTAATGGACGGTGATCGTCCTATTTTTGAAACACTTGCGGCGAATGAGTTGCGATATATTGCGTATCATTACGCAGCATACGAGGGAGCGATTCACGACTGGCGTGAGAAAAACACTCAACAATACAACCGCAAATTTAAGTTCCGTCCGGTCGACCTCTCGCTTTCAAAAGCGCAACTCATTAAAGAACTTGCTAGAAGGTGGGATGGGTTTCAGCCAGTGCGCGACCTGTATCAAAATAAACCCGAACCAACCGAGGAAGATGACTGTCCTATTTGTTTGGATTGTACTACAACATCATACAAATGGATGTACACCGTTTCAAACTGGGACAAATGTAGTGACAAAGTCACGACGGAATGTAAGCATTCCTTTTGTAAAACGTGCTGGACCAGTCATACTGAAAAGAATCGCCGCTACGATTATAGTGCTACCGGTAATCATCATTCTGGTGGTAATGTGTGTGTGAATTGTCCGATGTGCCGTCATAAAATTGCTGTAAATTAAATAAACAACTACCAGGTAAGTCAAAAACCGAACTTTAGTTCGTTTTTTCTCGTGTAAATACAAAATACTCCAAAATTTTTTATATTTTATATATAAAATTGAATAATACTTTTTCATATAAAATAATAGCATCTACTATCAGACTATAATAGTCAATTATTACAATGAATAAACGTAACGCAGTAAGAGCAAGGTGTGAGTTTTGCAACAGTCTATCTCATAAGAAGGAACACTGTAATAGCACATTCAATGGCAGACGAGAACATCTCGATAAAGGTTGGGACTTTATGATGCATACTGGATGTCCGAAGTTCAATATGATTCCCGTGAATGAGTTGCGATATATTGCGTGGCATTATGCGGCATACGAGGGGGTAATTCACGACTGGAGAGAAAAAACTACACAACAATATAACCGTAAGTTTAAGTTCCGTCCAGTCGACCTCACGCTTTCAAAAACACAACTTATTAAAGAACTCACCAGAAGATGGGAGGGGTTTCAACATGTGCGTGAATTGGGTAAAAACAAACCCGAACCAACCGATGATGACGACTGTCCGATTTGTTTAGATTGTACTACAACATCATACGAATGGTCGTACAACATTTCTAACTGGGTAAAATGTGAAGACAAAGTCACTACAGAATGTAAGCATTCCTTTTGTAAAAAGTGCTGGACTACTCTTCTCGAAAAAAGCAACGACAACTATCATTATTGGGATTATGATAAATATAAGGTAAATATATGTGTGTCTTGTCCGATGTGCCGACATCAAATTACACATCAAATTACTGTAAAATAAATAAACAACTAACCAGGTAAGTCAAAAACGAACAAGTTCGTTTTTTTCTTGTGTACTACGAGAACCTATCAAACTATTGTTTTTCCATAGTTTCTAATCCATACAATTACGTCCATCCTCATAACAATGAACGTTATGTAGCGTCCAATTACCTGGTATAGCATAAGCACATGTCTTTTCAATGCCTAATTGATTTTCACCTAACACTAAACGCATAAACCCGAGTTCTCCCCAATAACTACCCCATGAGTTACGGATTATCCAGTATTGTTTATCAATATTCGCATCATATCCCCATCCGACTACCGAAATAATATGGTTTATTGTCTTTAATTTTTTGGGAACATCCAGAACACCACCATTATAATCATCTATTTCAGCCGCATTAATACCACACGCAATAGGTCCATTCTTATATATTTCTGCCATCATATTATTACTACCACGAACTGCTCCATAACTTGCTACTGTAGCGTTTGGGTAATATAAAATAGGGTTGCATACACCTCCTCGGTTACTAAATGTATCGCATGTTCTACAAATGTTATTTGGAGTACAAATAAAATCTTGTTTATTTTTACACGCATCCTCGTTTGAGTCGGAACTACATGCTTGATATACCATACAATCCTCATATGGAATTGAACCATACTCGTGAATTGCCTTATATGTAGCTAAGTGGTCTCCTCCATTACATGAACCACCCATCTGACAATTCAATATGAACTGAATACTCAAATTTATATCAGGCCACGCAGCTTTTCGCATTATTTTTATTCTATCTGCTAAAGAGCTAACACTACCATGAGCCCAGCAGCTCCCGCAATATACGGGTATGTGTTGATTCAGACTTTTCGTTAAATAATTCACACCCTCTACATTAGACCATGTAAATGATTGGGGTAATTCGGTATCCATACTATGCGTTACTTGATATGGCTCCATATCTACTGTAGGCACATATTCATTCATTCTGGCAGTAACGCCCGTCATGAGAAACAAAAACGATAAAAACATTTTATATATACAATACATTTTTTATCTAACAATATAGTAGATTATGGAAGAACCTACAAACATCTTTTACAAAATATTTGAAATAATGGACCATTATGAGAACATATTAGATAATAGTTCATATGAAGGCGATGATAAATATACAGAAGGTGACGATTTCTTTGCGTTTTTGTTTAAAAATATGAAGAAACAAGAAGCCCCACCCCAAAAAGAGCCCGATACAGAACAAAACCCGGATAAAGAACCCGACCCAGTCCCAGATAAAGAAATACCTTCCGAAACTGAGTCAAAAGTTGATAAAAATCCGGTTATCAGAGCATATATTAGAAAATGTTATAAGAAAATTGTTCTTAAATGCCATCCCGATAAAAATAAATCAACACATAACGCAGAAAATATCTTCATTAAATGCCACGACTATTATGATAATGAGTTTTTGATTGGATTATTATACATTTTCTATTTATACAAGATTTTACCTCCCGCACCATTAAATAATACATCTCCTACAGAACCCGATGAGGATTCAGCCATTCTTATTGACCGAATATTTAAAGAAATACGATTGATACAAGATAAACTCGCACAATATGACTCTCAAATGAAAACACAAGCAGAATCGTCTTAAATATTTCTGCAAACAATATAATATCTTATATTTATATATTATATTGAAAAATGCCTTCAAAAGAACAAAAGAAACTCGATAAACGAGAACAAAACGAACTGAATAGACTCGCCGAACATCAAACATATATGGAAGAACTGGAATGGGAAAAAGGTACCGATAAACGCGGCATTGAACGTAAACAACAACAAAATGACAAGCAATTAGAGAAACTACGACGTAAACAAGAACGTCAAGAACTATTGGAGGAAGAAGGGTAGTTATACTATTAAATAATTTTACGTTAAATAATTAAAACAAGTAAAATAAGTGCGAAAAAGAATTGGCTGAGAATTTTGAAAATGGACATAAAATAAATGTCCAAAATCAACTTTGTCGATATAGAATTAATTTCAGAATTGTTGAAAATGGCATTTTAGACCATAATGCTGTATTTTCAAGTGATTGTTGTAAAAAGTTGTTACCATAAAAAAATTAAGTATATTACGCTAAATTGACTTAGAAACTTTTATGTTTACATAATATAGCAACTTGTTAACATTTAGTAAACAATATGATAACTGATAAATTGCCTGTAGTAAATTCTAAATTTTTTTGTTCTAAGTGTGACTATTATACTAACAAAACCAGTAGTTATAATAAGCACTTAACCACGAACAAACACATTGAAGCAACTAACGAAAATGTTGCCACTGATACATTTGAATGTAATCTGTGTAATAAAGTATATAAATCACGAGTAGGTTTATGGAAGCATAAAAAGTCATGTAAAGAAACCGCAGATACATCCTCTATTCCCAATAATATGTCAAGTATAATAGAAAATCCATCATTAGTTATAGAGTTGTTGAAGCAGAATCAAGAATTCAAAGACCTTATATTAGAAGAACGTCGCGAATTTCAAAAGATAATTACCGACCAAAGTGCAAAAATGATGGAATTGGCGGGTAATATGGGTGGAAATAACCATCATAATAATAACACCACCAATACGAATAGCCATAATAAGTTCAATTTAAATGTTTTCCTCAACGAGAAATGTAAAGATGCCATGAGTTTGAAGGATTTTGTAAAAAACTTGGAAATCACCATGGAAGAGTTCATCGAAACCGGAGAAATCGGGTTTGTTGATGGATTATCACAGGTTATGATACAACGAATCGGTGATATGGATATTCATGAACGACCTATTCACTGTACGGACCTCAAACGAGAGACAGTTTACATCAAGGACGCAGAAAAATGGGAAAAAGACGCAAATAAAGAGAAATTCAGGAAGGCAGTTAAAGGTGTTGCGTATAAAAATGAACGAATGCGTCCAAAATGGTACGCAGAAGCCCCCAATGTAGACATTCTTGGTTCGGAAAACTGTGAAAAATTCTTCAAATATTCAGCTGCGGCGTTAGGTGGCTATGGAACAGAGGAAAATAGGGCATTTGAAGACAAAATAATGAAAAATGTTCTTAAAGAAGTTACTATTGATAAGCAAATGAAGATTGAATAATATTGTTACGACGTAAACACGAGAACGTTAAGCACTTGAAAAAATTGAAAAACTTTATTTTATATATTTTGTAACAACCTTAATATTCTAATAGAATAAACCACATCATAATATGCAGTACGTACCACCCTCCAAATTGAGGGAAGATGATACAGCCGTCCAAGATATTCTCGATACGGTATCAAGCTTTCATACTCCGTATATGGCTCCTGATACTGCTGGTATTGACAGATTCTGGTTGAATCTTGGATGTGAAATATACAATTTGAGACGTTGGTCTTTCTATTGCGAAGATATATTGCAAAGACCTTTCGGTTATTCGTCTAAACACTGTAAATACGTTAATTTTGAGGATGATTTAGACCATCTACGCGGTCATCTCGACACAATGGTATCTAATTCTTATCCAGGAAATCAACATATGATTAACAATGTAGCGATTACCGAGGTATTTTATAACAATCGTACTATTACAGAGTATCCGATTCGTTATGTTTTCCAAAAGCGTAAGATTACCGCAGATGAGAAATTATATATTCTGGAATTCTTGAGTCGGTTGAATGAATGCCTGGACTTTCTGATTACTAATTTGGATAAGATTGGAACGAAACAATGTTCTGATGCCAGAAAGGCAGCATTGCGGAGGATTAACAAGATGAAAAACAGATTGAGTAAACATAATATTGTTAGCGAAATTGAAATGTAACTTAGTTAAATAATTTGAAAGACATATGTCTTTTTTATAGGTGTATAGGTGGAAATAAGCAAATGAAGATATAATATTGTATATGATATTATACACTACAATATTATGTTATATTATATTATTTCTTGTTACGACGGGTAGTCTTGTTTTTTTTAGTTTTTCTTCCATTATTTGATTTTGATTTGGATGTTTTTATATTCTTTCCCTTTTTACGAGAACGTTTTTGTGTTTTACCATAGCCAACCATTATTGGTTGTTGAATGGGTGGTTGAGCTATTTTCTCCATTTCAGTAACGTCCATTCCAGTTTTCATAGTGGGAAAAACTGTTTCTGGTTCCTCACTACCAATAACAATCCTCATGAACGCATCATATCCACCAGGTAAAGCCACATTATTACCCAGTGTTTTTACAAAATCAGATAAAATTCCATAATCATATATATTGAAACCATTAAAATAAGTCAAAGGTAATAAAGTAGTATACATTGTATAGGCTTTTATTTCATTATTTCCACAAATAACCATCAAATATGCTTTCAATAAATCATCTTCTGTAGTGAATGATGAATCTATAAGATGGTTCATTAATATCAAGAAATCATCATTATTTAGCAATTCAGGCTTGTTTTTTATTTTTCTTATTAAATCAAGACCCTCCTCTATTTCGTCTGAACCAAGTAAATATATATCTCCTGTATCAGGCTGTTCTATATTAATCAACTTTTGTTCGAAATAAGTCAATAAATCGTTTAATGTATAAGGAGACATCGTTGGTGGTTCTAACTCAGATGTAACAAACCGGTCAAATGATATTTTTTCAGCTGTAAAATAGTTTATTTCATTGGGGATATTTTGATTATAAGGAAATATGACTTTAACAGAGGTTGGTGAAAAATATTGAGATGTAATTGGATGTATTTCTGTTCCCATATCTTCAGATGAATACAATATATCTTGGGGAAACCACTTTGTAAGTTCTTTGTTAAATTCATCTATTTCCATAGACGTATTTATACTCAGAATTGCTTTTTTGCAATCTCCAGATAAATAGGTATACAAATTTTGAATATAGTTTTTTACATTGTCAGAACAAGCGACATTATTACCATACATATTAAACGTTAAAATACCACCAAAATTATTTAACTTGGTAAGATAATTATCAATGTGATTTAATAAATTTTGTTTATTGGATTCATTTTCAAATGTATTCTGTTTACTACCACCTATTTGTTTCTTACTTCCCGCACCTGCTGATTGAAAATTTGTAGGATAATAATAGTAAATAGAGGTTTGATTGAATTTTTTAGGTTTTGTTTTTAATTCCTTTTTTGCTGATTTTATTACGGTTTTTTTACCCTTAACATTCTTACCAACACCTCCTTTTTGCTTAGCCATATGAAATTCATCTTTACAGTCAATCATACCTTTTTTACAAATTTCTCTATGTATGACATCTACTTTATTTTTAATGCATCTATCACGTAAATAACTATCATTTGTAAACACGCAATCACCACTACTCGCAAAAACCGCATGCATTAAATCGCCCAATAATTTACATAAAATAAAACGCTTTCCATGTGTTACAAATTTGCGGTCTTCAAATTTTGTCGCATTCGCTATAAAAAATTTTGCTTTAGCTTCATTTCCCTCTAAGTATGGAAATTGTGACTCTTCGGGTTCATATTCACCTTTATTAGGGGTAATCTTAATATTAAAATTATCATCTGGCGTCTTTACATTAAGAACCAAATAATTCCATTTTTGAATTTTTTTGTAATTCATTGTAATAGTTGTATCTGTAAAACCGTATTTTGTCAAATCAACTGGTGTATTCAATAATCCATTTGTAGTTAAAAATGTATTCAAATTTCTTGCTACTTCTGGTTTTGTATAACTTCTGGACGCAGGGTCAAAATAATAAGACGGTGTAATTTTATCAGAAATACCTATTTTTTTACCAGAATATGTATCATGTATAGTATAATTGACTGAATGTAATTGAATGGGCTTTACTCTTGACGCTTTTGGTATTTTTATAGGATTAAAATATGTTGCGTCTGCGTATTCGTCCATTTGTACTTCTTCAGCAGCAAGTTCTTCGGTTAATATTTCACTTAAACATTGTTGAAATAATTTATTTTGATTCAATAGTTTGATAGTATCTGCGTCATGAAGTATATCTTCGCGGTTTAAATCATAATTCCACCATTGTAAATCTTCATTATCATAATCAATTTGATAATTCAAACTCATTCAATAATATATATATATAAGTATAAATATTATTTACATACTGTAAGCATTTACAGTAGATTTTAATTTTCGTGTTTTACTGGGGGATTTACTTTTTGTATTCGTTTTGCGTAAAGATGGTGATTTTCCTACATACGTTTTCTTCATATAATAGTATTCTTCATCTATTTTGTTACCTAACAGAAATTCTTTAAACCCATATTTCTTGTAATAATCAAGTAAAAACAAGGGGTCACCATGTTCTGGTGATTTTTCCACATATAAATACAAACCATTTACTTTTTTGTATTGGTTCATTAACGTATTTGTGATATATTTATCAATTAAATTCATTGTTTGTTTTACTGGACTTGCTGTTTGTTCTAAAATTCGCTTTGAACGGCATACTTCATTTAACCACGGTTGTTGGTTTGCCAATACATCTTGAGTACTCATTTGAATAGTGGCAGATCCGCCATCTATAAATTCATTATAATCTACAACACCTTCTTCATATCCTAACGTTAACGCTACTGCTACTGTTTTTTCTTTGGTTGAAGTAAACAAATCATACAAACGTTCGCTGTTTTCATTATTTTCGTTCTCATCTTTAAAGCATATTTTCTGCATGTTTGCCACTAAATCAGCCAATTCATTCAAGTTGATTCGTTCAGGTAACAAATCGCATACATACCCGGGTAAACACAGCCTGGATGCGTTTTTTTTCGAGCGGTTAATAATGTATATTGCGGAATAATATGTAGGATTACTCATTTATATTACATAGACAAAAAAGAATTGGACTAATGTTATTTGATAATGTTTGAAGATAAAACTAACTTTCTATTTGTATATAATATACAAATGGAAGTAAAAAAGGGCAAATATACATTTTTTATAACTAATAATATTGAAACATGGAATGGTGTTATAACCGGAATTAATTATAAAATCGGTGGAAATATCCGCGATTGTGTTAATATTTCGGTTCAATTTGATAACAATGTGGCAGTGTCGGCTTCTATTCCACACGCAATGTATGACGAAGAATGCTCTCTTTATGAGCCACTTGGTAGAGGTGAAGGTTCTATTATTATGATAAAAACACTTTTAACGCATATTAAAAGTTTGCATCCAGAACTGAAAAAAATTAGATTTGATGATATGTCTTCAATTGAATGCGCTACTGACGAAGACCTGGAAAAAAATCGGTCAAGACCAATCAAAAAAGGAACCAATTTAGTTCCATTGCCATTATACTATTTGTCAATTGCATACAATGGTGAATCTTGGTATGAAAAATATTTTCGGGCGGTCCAAGAAGATACTACAAAACAAAATGCTTACCGCGTTCGTGTTAATAAAATGTTAAATGATATAACTGAAAAACCAACAGAATATATTGATTTTCTTAAAATTACAAAAGTCCCAATGAATATTCGTGTGGAACTTGAAAACTTTTACACAAACTCTAACACTTATTCTGAGTTCTTTCATTTAATCCCAAAACAAGACAGATGCCGTCTGTTAAGACCATGGATAAAAGAGTTTATGAACTATTATTTGAAGGGAGTATTTTCAAACTTTGATTGGGAAATACAACTCTCAAATATTAGAGGCGGCTCTTTATCAAAAACAAGAAAAAAACAACATAAAAGTGAAAAAAAATATTATTGTCCTAACGGTTTCAACCGAAATATGAATTATCTGAAAGACATCGGTGCCAATGTACTGTGAAAATTCGGCGTTTGAAAATGAATACCATTTATAAGAATACTAAAAAGATATGATATAATTTAAATAATTTTACGCTAAATAATTAAAACAAGTAAAATAAGTACGAAAAAGAATTGGCTGAGAATTTTGAAAATGGACATAAAATAAATGTCCAAAACCAACTTTATCGAGATGGACTTATTTCCGGAATTGTTTAAAATAGCATTTTAGACCATAATGCTGTTATTTTCATTTTTTATAGTAAAAAGTTGTTACCATAAAAAATAAAGTATATTATTCGGGTAATGATTTAGAGAAAAATATGTAATCATAGTATAGATTCAAAAAGATGACAATAAATTCTCAAAATTCTTCATTAAAATATAATTGTGAAAGTTGTTACTATTCTACTAATAGTAAAGGTGATTTTAATAAACATATTTTATCTGCAAAACATACAAAGATGACAAAAGGTGACATTGAATCGACCAAAATTCTTAGTTGCACATGTGGCAAAGAATTCAAATATCGTCAAGGGTTATCAAGACATCGAAAGAATTGTACTCATAACTCAACACAAGAAAGTACAGATACGGATAAAGACGACAAGTACGATATGTTATCAAACACAATAATGTTATTAGTCAATGAAAACCGTGAATTCAAACAATTGTTGGTAGAACAAAACACAAAGATGATGGAAATGGCTGGAAATATGGGCGGACATAACCACCATAATACCAATACTACCAATACAAACAGTCATAATAAGTTCAATTTAAATGTATTCCTGAACGAACAATGTAAAGATGCGATGACGTTAAAAGATTTCGTAAAAAGCATGGAAATCTCCATGGAAGAGTTCATAGAAACTGGCGAAATCGGGTTTGTTGATGGATTATCACAAGTATTGATTCAACGAATCGGTGATATGGATATTCATGACCGACCTATCCATTGTACGGACCTAAAACGAGAGACAGTCTACATTAAAGATGCCGAAAAATGGGAAAAGGACTCAAATAAAGAGAAATTCAGGAAGGCAATTAAGGGAGTAGCCTATAAAAATGAACGAATGCGTCCAAAATGGTATGCTGAAGCCCCTAATGTGGATATTCTTGGTTCGGAAAACTGTGAAAAGTTCTTCAAATACTCGGCAGCGGCGTTAGGTGGATATGGAACAGAGGAAAATAGGGTATTTGAAAACAAAATAATGAAAAATGTCATGAAAGAAGTGACTATAGATAAGCAAATGAAAATAGAATAAAATTGATAAAACAATTAACAATGAATTATTTGTAAAGACCATTGTTAATCATGAATTACTATGACACCATCTCTAATTGGAGCCAATATATAAATAATGATGCCATAAAACCCGTAGTCAATTTCTGTATTACAAATTTCGGCATATATTTATTATGGGTAGTCATGCATTATGTAGCATCGCATATGTATGTATATTGGTGTGTTCCAGCTACAATTGTAGGTATTATTATGTCTCCATTTTTAGTACCAGCCCCTCATTGTTATGGGCTACGATGGGCGATTTATCACGGTGGAAATAGCATTATAGCTATGTGGACGATTATAGGTATCTGGTTAATCGGACGTATATTGCCGTTAAAAACTGACTAACATAAATAACACATTTGAAAAACATAAATAAAAAAGATACCAATAATAACGTCTTTTTTTATGTATATATTATAACTGACAGATGCCAAAAACAAAGAAGCTTCAACAATCTAATAAGGGTAAAAAGAGAAGAAGTAGAAGAAGTAAATCTCAAATAGGTGGTAATTTAAATACAAAGTTTTTAAAAGCAATAGAGGAAGATGATTTACCTTATATTAAAGAAAATATTGTAAATATCACAGACCTTAGTTTTGAAAATAGTAGTGGAAATACACCTTTAGAGATAGCCGTAACCAGATACAATGACTTAAATCCGACTGAATTTACGGGTGATGATGAAGCAAAATTAGAATTATATAACATTCGTACTCAGATTATAGAACTATTATTAAAAAGTGGTGTTAATGGAGATAATATAGTAATACCCAGAATTAATTTTGATGGAACAGACCTTCAAAATGTTGACTTAAAAGGTGCTGATTTAACTGGAGCTACTTTAGAAAATGCGAATTTAGATGGAGCAAACTTAGAAAATGCGAATTTAAGTTACGTTGACCTCCAAGATGCCACTATTCGAAACGCAAATTTAACAAAAACAAAATTTATTGGGGCGAACTTGGATGGTACAAATATTAATGGTTCAAATACAACTGAAACTGATTTTACGGGTACTTTATACGACCAACAAACAACGGATAATGTATTCCGTACCACAACTGACTTACCTCAAACACCGGATAATGTGTTCCGTACCACAACTGACTTACCTCAAACATCTGAGAATTCAGAGGTTGATGAAAGTCAGATTAGTGATATTGAAGTAGACCCTTCTGATGAGAATAATATAAGTGGTATGAGTGAGAATGATGATTCTTTTGACATATCAGTAGGTCCTCAAACACCACCTTATTCACCACCGCGCGGTAATAACAATAATTTATTATTAAACTTAATGGATTCATATCGTGCGAACAATTATCAATCAAATGATGAAAATCAGTCACGGGGTCGTATGAGTTTATCCGAGTTAGAAACGGAAGAAGAACGCAACGAACGATTACTGGGTGAACGAAACGAAAAAAAACAAAAATATCTTGAACGTCCCGAAATAACATTAAATATGAACGAAACAAAACCATTTGAGAAGGTTGGATTATCTGGTTATAATGCGTTTACGATGGAAGATATTAGTTTTTGCGATTATATTACAGAAACACCTGACAATGTCATTTTTATTTACAACCAACAAGTTGGATTGCTTGATAAACAAAATATTAGAACACTTATCACAACTAAAACATTGGATGAAACAAAGATTGTGTATGAATGTAAAGAATTATCCGAAGCGTTTGTACCACATGAAGAGAACATTGTCAGTGGTCCCATGTTAAACATGCGTATTTTAGCTATAAACGGATTAACAGTACCATTAAACGAATTAGATGCGGTTGTTAATGGAAAACATCAAATATTTGTTATAGAAACGAATAATGATAAAAAAACGATTCCGATTGCGTCATTACCTACTCGGTTAGCAATGGGAGATGCCGAAAGCGGACAAGCAGTTGTTAGTGCGGACCATTGTCAAGCAGAAGTGTCTATTCAGATTGGTAAATTAAGTTATATTGAGAACCAATTATTATTGAAACAATGTGACAAAAAAGGTGGTAAAAAGAAGAAAACTCGTCGTAAAAAACAGAAAAAATCAAAACGTTCCCGTAAAAACAAGAAGAATAAGAAAATAAACACAAAGAAATAAATTCAGTTAACAATTTTCAAAGTAATATTGAGAACATTGACATAAAAATATCAATACATATAGAATACAAGGTTCTATATGTACGAAATAGTGGTTGCGTGTAATGAACGAATGGTAATTGGAAAGGATAATACGATTCCTTGGAGAGTAAAGGAGGATTTGAAATTGTTTCAACAACTAACTACCAATCATATTGTAGTAATGGGACGTAAAACGTATGAATCCCTACCCATAAAACCATTAAAAAATCGATATAATGTTGTTTTAACATCAAATCCGGATAAATATGTAAGTAAACATGAGAACCTTGTATTTACAAATATGGAAAATATGTCAAATATTATCAAGAATCAAACCAAAAAATGGGGAGAACAAGTGTTTATTATAGGCGGAAGTGATATATATCGTCATTTTTTAGATAAATGTAGTAAGTTACATATTACTGTAGTTGATAAAGAAGTAGATGGAGATACATATTTCCCATGTACGTTATATGAGTTAACGAAAAAATACGGATTTAATCTTATACAGTCCAACCATAAAGTATTGTCTAAAACAGATACCGTTTTATTTCAGTATCACACATATTCGCGCTGAAATTAAATTTGTATAATTTGTATGTTTTTTTGCCCCAAAAAATAGGGAACTAACTCGTCATTTCGGTAATTATTAATGTATCTTATTTCACTAATTCCAGATGCTATTAATAATCTACAGCAAATCAGACAAGGATAATGTGTGATGTATGCTATACTTTCGTTACATGAAACCCCCCGCTTAGCACAATCACACAATGCGTTTTGCTCGGCATGAAGAGTGGCTTGTTCGTGATCGTCTCGAACTATACTTTGATGGGTACATCCAGGTAAAAACCCATTATATCCTTGACTGATAATACGATTGTCTTTTACTAATAAACATCCTACTTTTAATCGGTCACATGGAGAACGTTTCGAAGTAACTTGAACTATCTCTTTAAAATACGTATCCCAATCTGGTCTTGACATGATTGTAATAATATACACATGATTTTTTATATTTCTATGTATTCATATCATATTGTTGAGAACAAGGACAATATTTCTATTTTTTTGGGATTATTATCATCAAAATACCATTTTTTCTTCTTGAAATCCCATTTACATCCAAATTGTTTTGCTTCATCTTTTCGCTCATACGGAATTTGTAAAAAAACCTTTTTGGGTTTACTGCTATACGGACAATCCATATGTCCGATTGCTTCATTCGCAAGTCGGTCGGCATTTTCATTCCCATATGAGTGTATATCAGTATTCGTTGTATGAGCCATTATATGAAGAAATCGTACATTTGGTATATTTTTATATAAATCATATGCTATCTTAACCATTTCTTTGTTAGGTATATCGTCTTTCCATTCTTTCTTTTCACATTTTTGTCCGTAACTGGTAACACATCGTATAGCATAATTTGAGTCGGATACAATTGATATTTCTTTGCCATATAAAATGTCATCTTTTATTAAATTATATGTTTCAATAATAGCACCAAGCTCAGCAGTATTATTGGTTTGTTTTCCTTGAACACGTTTTGATGTATTACGTGGGTCATTATCACGGAAAAAAATGCCTAATCCAGCGTTAGCTTGAGACGAACCATTTTTAGAACACGCACCATCTGTATATACGTAATAGTCTGGAGTAAAATCATCATCATGAATATCAATTATGGATGTTTTAGTTGGTACGGTTTCAGTTTCACACATGGTAGGTTGTTTGTTCTCAATAAGAAACTGCTCCGCAGCTTCCTTTGTATTAAATTTTTTATAAACCGCCCCTTTAAAACCGGTTATATGGGGTTTGCATTCATCCCAAGTAGAAAATATACCGACTTCTTTACCCCTTGCTATAGAATAGAATGACATGATAATACGATTATGGAGTTATTTTTATTTAATTTTGTTATAGTAATATAACAAAATTTTTATTCAATAGTTTCAATATTGTTTTTGTATTATTATTGAATCATATATTTTATTTATTGAAGTTTGTATATAATCAAATTTTAATGTTGTTGAATTTATTACGTTTACTTTTCCTATACCAAAATGATGTAAATCAACACTTGCAGACCATGGACCATAATCGCCATTCGACCAATTTTTATATTGAAAAAGTCCTGTAGGGTCATTTGCTCTATTTAATTCAGGAATATTTGCATCACTCATTTCATCATTACCTGCCCCACCAAGAACTAAATATATGGTAGATAATGGGTTTACATAAGCTGTATTAGGGTTGGTTGATAATACTTTACCTTTATATGTAGGCCATGTTCGTTCATAAGAGTGTACATGACCTATAAAATAAATATCAACATTATATTTATAAAATAAATCTTCCATAGCGGCTTGTAAATTAACATCCGTATTATTTCCTTGATATATTGGTCGATGTCCGTAAACAAATATCCATGGTCGTTCATTACGGTTTGCGTTTGCGGATATTAAATCATTTTCTAACCATGTTAATTGTTCTGTAAATCCACCACATGGTAAATAATATTTATGTTCTAGTGGTGCGTTGGGATATCCGGTTTCACTATCAATAGCTATAAAATGAATATTTTTATAATTAAATGAATAATGCATATTTAATGCGTTTGAACCACATTCTTCTGATGGCATACGAAAACGAGTATTATATGCTGTAAAATTTGATAATTTTTGCCCTTGTATTTTATCCAATATACATTCATCATCATGACAATCTGCTTCATGATTTCCAGGTGCAGTCATATATGGAACTTTACTCGCCCATTTTTCTACAAGGTCCATATATTCATCCCAAGTAGATTCATAACAAGATTTAACCCTACAACTCTTATGTAAAAATGAATCATCAGCATAACTAATATCACCGGCATGTAATATTAAATCAATTTCTCCTGAATTTACTTCTTTATTAATATATGCCATTGTATCATCGCTATACCATACACCTAAATCTCCATAAACCAAAAATGTGGAAGACTGGTTTGGGTCATGTTTAGTTGTAGGTGACACAAAAGTAAATTCATCAGAAAATCCATCAATTTCATCACCCACTATATAATAATAACGTGTGTTTGGTTGAATATCAGCAGATAAAATGGTATGATGATGAAATGTTTTATAATATTGTTTAGCATATCCATTTGATATTAATGTATAATTATTAGATTGAATACCATATTTAACTAAATGTTGTTGAGTATTATTTATAGTAGACCAAGATATTGTCATTGTATTTGCTATATTGTAATCATTTTTCCCAGCTAATGCAATATGTATCTGATTCGGATTATTTTGCGAATTACACGAAATATAAAATAAACCAAATAAAAAATACACAAAAAGACAATTCATATATATAATACTGTTACATTGTAAAATTGATTTAAACCCAGTTGGTATTATATATGTATATAACTAAAATGGGTAAATATAATTGTCCTCGTTGTGGAAAAGCATTCAAACAAAAGTCGCATTTTGAAACTCATAAAAAAAGGAAAAATCCATGCGAAAATACAATGGAGAAGATGAAAGAAATGGTGGAAAAGGCGGTTGAAGAAAGGATTAATAACATACGTCCTATTGAAAATACATTTCAACCAGTGTCTACTACCGAAGCAATAATCCGTGAGACTGAGCCTACTACACCAGAAGATATAATGACCGTATTAAATACTACTTTGGAAACAAAGAGTTACAATGATATTGCCAAATACGTAAATGTAGCAGCAGGAACTGTGAAACGTTGGAAGGAGTTAAATTCAGTTCCCTCGTCTTACCAATTTGATTTATTTAAATTGAATAATATTCCTATCGATTATACAAAATATTCTTACAAAGACAAGGACCAATTTTATACTCCAACAGAAACCGCTCATAAATGTTTCGGCATATTTCAAGAATTCTTAACAAAAGTGGGCGAAACAGATACAGAATATACATATATTGAACCATCGGCAGGTGAGGGTAGTTTCTTAGAGGTTCTTCCGAAAGATAGAACATTATCAATGGATATAGAACCTAAAGTTGAGAACATTGACACACAAGATTATCTTTCATGGCTTCCTTCTGATAATAATCAAAAATATATTGTATTTGGTAATCCTCCATTCGGTTTAAGGGGACAATTGGCATTAAAGTTTATAAATCATTCCGCCTCGTTTGCTGATTATGTATGTTTTATCTTACCCCAATTGTTTGAAAGCGATGGGAAAGGGGTTCCACGAAAGAGGGTGAAAGGGTTTAATTTGGTTCATTCTGAAAAATTAGATACAAGTTTCTATGAACCAAGCAAAAAAGAAGTGAAAGTAAATTGTATATTTCAAATATGGTCTAAAAAACATACTTCTGACAAATATACAATTCAAAAGACGGACAGTGATGTAGTTAAAATTTATTCGTTATCTGACGGTGGAACTCCATCAACAACCCGAAATAGAAAGATGTTTTATGATTGTGATATATACATACCTTCCACGTGTTTTGGAAAAGATAATATGACTTATTATACTACATTCGACAAATTACCACGCAGAAGGGGTTATGGAATCGTATTCAATAAAAATAAAGAAACAAATATACAAAAGTTCAAAAATATAGTTTGGAGTGATGTCGCCTTTTTATCAACAAATTCGGCATATAATATACGAACTTCACAAATTACCGAACAATTCGATTAATAAAGTTCCCAATAGCATCAAATTGTGTATCTTCTGTTATTTTTATTGTGTGTCCGTTTAAAATAGCTTGTTCGTTTAACTTAGGTGTTGTATCTAATTTAAATGCCCCCGATTTTTTTCTCCAACAAAATGAGCGTGTTGGAAAGTATGGTTCACAACGAACACAATTTTTATATTGTTCTTCCGTAAAGTTCGGGAATATAGTCATATATACACATAATGGGTCTACATCAATGAACGCCATATAGTCAGCATGCCATGGGAATTCGCCCAATTCATGCTGAAAACTCATATTACTACCACCACGATGAGCGGTCTTAATTTCTACGGTTTTACCATTTATGACGCCATCTCCAGCACCCCCACCTACCATTTTTGTCTTTGTACCATCAATTTCTGAATCAATTTGTTGAATTTCGCATATTTTACCAAGAAACATCTCACCAACATTTCCAATATTATTTGACTGGAGATTAGGTAAAGACTTAAATATGCTTGTTTTCCATATATCTACACGATTTTCCTTTTCTTTTTGTTCGTTAATAATGTTTATTAGTGCGTTTGTTGGGGTATTTACAATATTTATATCTGTTTGACTATCAACAACTGTCTCCATTACGTTAGTAGTGGTAGTAACACCATTACCCCCGAATTTGTATTTATTGGCTGATAATTGTGCTAACCTAAGCATTGTTATGATATTAATTGAAATAACCAGTATATATTTATTTCAATTTTACAGTATATGCATATGTTCTCCAGTTGAAGTTACATATATGGACTTATAATTAACCGTGAACCCCAAATCTTCCAGCATACCAAGTGTGATGGGTGTAATATAGTTGTGTCTATTTATAAAACCCGTCATAATTTCGTTCGTTATAACTGGATAATGAACGTCATTTATGTATCGTTTTTCGGGATTGTATTCCTCGTCTTTACCTTCTTCCAAGTGGGTTCTGACTGTCCCGTCTTCAAAATCATTTTCTATAGGTAAATATTCAATATTATCAACCTTAATTTGATTTTCACTGAGAACATTCGTATATTGTGTTACGCCATGTTTTCCGGTGTATACATTTGGAGGTGTGTCATGTTCTCCGCGAATATAAATGAACCCATATAATCCTAATCCTACTAATCCAAATATATGTAATATTTCATGTATCAAAACAACACTGAGAATTGGATATTCAACATCGTTTAATGTAACTACATCATTCATTTTGTTTTCGTTTAATATTATTTCTTGGTCGTACCACGACGCTAATCCGTAGGTGGTTTCATTCATACTGCTATCTAAATAGAGTGATACTTCGTATTTCTGTTTATTTGTCTGTATGACTATATTATTTAATACTCTATATGTGTTGCTTACATAAAGCTCTAAACGTGGATCGTCATATTTTATAGAAAATAGTTCGTTCATTATTATATTATGTGATTTATTCTTTGTGTCTTTTTTTCCCGAAAATTAATTTTGGTCTATCTAATTCATGTTTATCTTTGTAGAAGTATGGATTATTATGACTCCGTATATGTTGTGTATTGTTATCTATGGTAAAAATGGGTTTACCACTTCTGTAATATGTTTGAATTTGTTTTTGTCTCCATATTTCTTGTTTTTTTACTGCTTCTGATTTACGAAATACAAATGGAATATAATTCATAATATATGTATTAGGTATCTATTTTTATGTTTTTATGTCAATGTTCTCAATACTATCAAATAAATTTGGTATACAAGGTAGTAAATACAAGTAATCATTTTGAAAATTGCGGAATTCCACGTACAACTTGTATATTTTCAGGTAATTCTTCTGGATGTATATAATGTGCGACATCATCCGCAATATATAGTGTATAATTCACATCGCAATTATTAACAGTACATTTACCAGTCCATTTATCCAATTTGAGAACTTCATTAAGACCACGTATCCTACCAGCAACACCCAAATGTTCTGGGGGGCGTTTTCCTGGGCGTCCATTTGTATGTTTTATACGCCATTCACACGATAATGCGTTTTTATGGTCTACAAATCCAGTTAATAATGCGTATATTTCCCATCCACCACCTCGCCCATGTGTATATACAGCTCCTCCCGAAATCTCTTCATTATGTTGCCGCAATCGCCTATATGGGCTGTTTGTGGAACCATTATAGGTAAGATGGCTATATTTATCCTGACGATTGCGAAGAATATAACAATACCATTGTTGTGAAGGTGGTGAAACCTCCGAATTACTTAGATCCATTCTATAGATATACAATATAGAATCGTCTTTGTGTCAATGTTCTCAATCTTACTAAAATAATTTGTTAAATGTATACTTATTTCAAGGTCATCTGTTTGTCAATAGTAACTTCTTTCATGACATTTTTCATTATTTTGTCTTCAAACGATTTTGTTTCTTCTTTTCCACAACCACCCAGTGCGGATTCCGAATATTTGAAGAATTTTTCGTAGTTTTCCGTACCCATTGTTTTTACACCAGGCGTTGTTTCGTACCATATAGGTCGAATGCTATCATTTTTACGTGCTATTTTCTTGATAGCATTGCGAAATTTCGTTTTGTTCTCGTCTTTTTCCCATTTTTCAGCATCTTTAATGTAAACTATTTCTCGCTTCAAATCCGTACAATGTAAAGGTCTATTATATAACTCCATATCATTTATCTTTTCGATCATAACGCGTGATAATCCATCAACAAACCCAAGTTCTCCCGTTTGTATAAAGTCTTCTACTGATAAATTCATAGAATTAATGAAATCGGTGAGACTGATAGCATCTTTACATTTTTCATTTAAGAATACATTCATATTAAACTTGTTATTGTTATTACTGTTTGTTGTATTATTATTTCCCATATTACCTGCTAATTCCATCATTTTTTCACTTTGAGTATTCATCTGTTTATTTTGTTCGGTGATTATTTGTTGAAATTCGCGTCTTTCCTCAACGATAAGGTTTTTAAATTCTTGATTTTGTTTAAGGAGTTCAATAATAAGTTCCGTTTGGTTTAATGGTTCCCCAGTTACATCATCTCGTTGATAATTATTTGTAATTGTATGTTTTAACGTTTCATTATCAATTGTATCAGTAGATGGTTCACAATATATGTTACATGACGCTTTATGTGAGTATAAACTTTGACGATGTTTATATGTTTTACCACAATGACATACATATTCATGATGCTCGTATGTATCGTTATCCTTATTATGCTTCTTAGTAGCACAATGTTTGACATAATCACTCTTTTTCACACATTTATATCGGCATTTGCTGCAGTAAAAGAAAGGGCGAATCAGTGGCGAGTTTTCGGAAGTATTGTAAGTATCATGTATTTCATCGCTATGTATGCTGTAAATATGTTCTAAAATTTGTTCTTGACTAAAAGCACAATGTTCGCATACACTACACCCATAATAATTCGGCGAGATTTGCGAGATTTCGTCAGTCATATGTAAGTATTATATACTTACAAAAAATCGCTAAATACATTTCAGCGTAATATACGTATTTTTTAATTATGCTAACAATTATATTATCCAAAGTTCCAAAAATACAGCATAACGCTCACACTCGCATTTTTACAAAAGTGTTTTAAAATTCTTCGTTGAGATTTTTCATTTTGGACATTTATTTTATGTCCAATTTCAAAATTCTGAGCCAATTCTTTTTCGTAATTTCTATTCAGCGTAAATTATGTATAGTAAATACTAAAAATTGATTCCCACCGTGGGATATATATGGAATGTAAACAATATACAAAATGGAATATTCAGATTGCTCCAATGCCGACATGCGATATATGGACTTTGCTGTTGAAGAAGCACTAAAATCCAAAATTCCATATCGTCATGGTTGTATAGCAGTATCTTCTGGTAAAATAATAGCGCGAGGATATAATCATACCAGGACTATTTCACGTGACGGTCTATTAAGCAATCGTGTATATTCTTGTCATGCTGAAATAGATGTTCTTAGAAAGTGTCTAAGGTTAAACAAAACAAACAAAATATCACTTTATATAGTGAGATTAGGAATTAATAATAACACTATGCCATCGTGTCCTTGTATAGAATGTTATAAACAAATGCAGAAATTCGATATAAAATCTATTATTTATAGCGAAGAAAATGGTAGTTTTTGTAAAACACGTATGCGTAATTTCGTAACATCACATATGAGTAGTGGTTCGCTATCAATAGAACAAAACCTAATAAAACTAATAGATATAATATAAATCGGTTATTTAGTATTGGTTTTAACAGACGCGGTAATACACTCCGAGTGTAGCTTTGAAAGTAAACCACAATATTCATAGTTATAGTTTGAAGGTACCTTTTTATTACAATAAAATTGTCGATGAACGTCTAAAAATTTACAATACTCAATAATTTGGTCTTTTTTCATTACGTACGATGTGAATATCTATAATTACGTCCATTTATTTATATGATTTTTAGTTATTTACGTTAACCCGTTTATCTTTTAGATTTACACTATTTGGATATTATATATGGAACCAATAAATATAGATGTAGTGGATGTCCCACAATATATTCCCGAATTCTTATCAATAAAGTATAGCAAAATACCGAATGCTGGATTAGGAATATTTGCGAATATGGATATTCCCAAAGGAACTTTTTTAGGTAATTACCATGGAGAAATGTTTTACAATAAAGCAGAAAAAGCAAATTGTCCGGATAACCATTATTTTTTTAGTACGCCAAATTTTTTGATAGATGGCACGGATGTAAATAAATCTAATTTTTCTCGATTTATGAATTGTTGTTATAATAATGACGTGGAAAATGTATTAGTAATAAATTATAAAAATCCAGGAAAATCATGCGTATTTACAAAAACAAACGGAGAAAAGGTAGATATAAATAATTATGTATTTTTTTATGCTAAGCGAAACATAGTAAAAAATGAAGAGTTATTATTTGACTATGGTGAAGAATTCCGTCGGAAACTAAATATCAATATGTAATTTTTCTGAATATTTGTAAATTACAATTGTAAATTACGAATACAGTTGTATTTTTGTATTTTTTGTAGAAAACTACAACTGTATCAATATATTTACATAATTTACTGTGTATTAGTAATTGTATTATTACTGCATTCATGGTAATATTATTTAGAAAATTAATCTATAATGTATGTTTATATATAACAATGTCGTGTGGTTGTTCAAAAGGAAGTAAATGCGGTTGTAGTATGAAAGATATTTCATATAATTGTGGATGTGGTGACATGTCACATAATTACGTACAAGATATGTGTCATAATTATGTAAAAGACATAAGTTGTAATTGGGAAAAAGATGTATCATATAATGTGACATCATCATATTGTAGTAGGTGTAATAAATTACTAACGAATAGTATATCGCTTAATAATGAAGTGTGTGATTGTTCTATTAATTATTTGATATATACTGGTGATATTAGCTATGCGGAATTTGAAATAGAATATTCAGATGGACCGACTGGTCCGACTGGTCCGACTGGTCCAGTCGGTCCAATGGGTATTTCTGGTGAAATTGGTCCGACTGGTCCAATGGGTCCGGCTGGACCATCTGGCGCTAATAGTGAATCATACGAAAAGACTCATTTATCTATATGCAGTATAAAAGAACAATACATATTAGTAGATGAACCAATTACATTTGAAGAACAAACCGCAAGTATGGGTCACTGTAAACATGTAGAGGAAACTGCCGATATATATGTATGGAAATCAGGGTATTATTTGATTAATATAAACATATATACGTTATCGCCTTGTCAATTTTCAATAATAAAAAACATGTTATATATAGTGAAAGGAAGCACAATTGGAGGTATAAGTGGTTCACTACAAAATACACACACGTTTATAGTACAGATAACTGAAGATGACATGATTACTGATTTTTCGGATTCCCTAACTGGTAAATCATGTGTTCTTCAGATAGTAAACAGCTCATCAATAACTCGCGGTATAAATTTATACGGTTCTACATCAACTGGTACACCAATACCACAAATAACAGCCTCATTTTCTATGGTTTGCATTGCATAATTCATTATACAATTATTAATATAATGAATTAAAAATTTAGACTACGGACATTTAGATATTTAGATAATAATAGTTTGTTTAAACACTATCCGAGCCAGATGGTCCTGTTGGTCCTGTTGATCCGGTTGTACCATTGATACCATTTGTTCCTGGTGTTCCGCGAGCACCTGATTCTCCCGTAGGACCAGTAACCCCGTCAAAACCGTTTTCTCCGGGTGACCCTCTTGGACCAGTAGCACCATCGTTTCCAGTAGCACCGTCGTTTCCAGTAGCACCATCTTTTCCGTCAGCACCATCTTTTCCGTCAGCACCATCTTTTCCGTCAGCACCGTCGATACCCTTTACACCAGATGGACCAGTAGGTCCAGGTATGAATATAGGAGGTTCAACTCCTTTGGATATAATTTTCTTCCATATAGATGATGAAAATTGTTTTACAGCAGATTTTTTAGAGCCTGTCTTTCTTGGACCGCTACTGGAACCGCTACTGGAACCGCTACTTGAACCGCTACTTGAACCGCTACTTGAGCTGCTACATGAATCGTTATCACTATCAGTATCTAATTGTCCCGAAAACCCTCATCTGCGTCCACCACCACCGTGAGGGGAACATGAACGAGAGCGAGAACGACTTCTTCCGCGTCTGTCACGATTATCGCTATATACATGTACGTTACCGCGACCCTCGTGATTTCCATAAGGACCAGCGTGACCTCCACCATATCCACCATATCCACCAAATCCGGGACCACCTAAGATACCACCGCCAATGGGGAATCCAGGACCACCTAAGATACCACCGCCAACAGGACCATAAGGATTGACCTTGTAAACAGTATTCTCATCGCGTAAACGGTCACGGTCAATCTGGTCGTTCTTTCCCTTGATTTCACAACAGCATTCAGCAAGTTGCTTAGATATATCAGTATGGTTCTTAAGCGCGTCATACTTAGCCTCAGCCATCTGAGCGCTAATAGCAGCACCCATCTTCTGTTGTTCAAGTTGAGTAACAGAGAACTGAGAAGCGGCTTGGGCGCTGAGATCCGCTTTGGATTTTAGAATCTCAACTTGAGTTGCGGCAAATTGACCGTCCATCTTAGAAGTCATAAATTGACCTAATTTTTGTTGCTCTAACATTATAGACGCGTAATGGTTTGAACCTTGGGTTGATAAGTCCCCTTTAAGTTTCTCCATACCAATTGTTGTAGTAGAGAATCCAGAAGCCATTGCTGTTCGTGATTCCCATGCTCCATCGGTTACATGTTTAGTTAAAACATTTAAATTTTGCGTATTTGCGTTCAATTGGTCGGCACTGCTTCTATTTACATCATTTAAAATAGAATAACGAACATCATTTAGTTTAGTATCTAATTGCCCTTGTGCGGCAACTGTTGTTACGCGGTTTTCGCCAGCGTTGCGTTCAATCGAAGCGAGCAAGCCGGTATTAGCTGCGCCTATTGCGTTTACTGAATTAGCACCATTACGCTCAATAGAAATTGCTAAGTCGCGTGCGCTATCGGCAGCAGCTTGGCGACTGGCAGCGTCAGTAACGGTGGTAGTAAGACGATTATCACCAGCAACTTTCTCAATAGCAGTCATTATCTTTCCACCGTTACCCTGAACGGCACCCATTAACTGTCCGCCGTTACGCTCAACAGCAGAACTAACATAGGTAGTATTTTTGTCGATAGCCTTAGTATTCATAAGAGTACCTTTCTCGACAGCATCACGCAACCCAAGAGTAGTAGCATGAATATCTTTAGTTACTGAGACTTGACCGGCAGTCAAATTACGCTCGGCGTTATTAATAGATTCGATGAATTTTGAGTCATCGTCCTTAGGCTCGTAAGCGTAAGGGGGGTAAAAGTTTTGCCATTGTTGAAATGGCGCGCTTGTTGTAGGATACTTTCCGTTTGTCTCCATTGACATATAATACTATAGTATATTATAATATCCAGAAATTTTTAGAAATCCTAAATAATTGGCAGCATTTATGGTAAGCGTACAATATTAATCATATTCAAACACTATTATTTAGAGTTATTACAATAATGTTTTTGTAATTACAGTTGTAATATTACAAACCCAATAGCATATGTCGTGTGTATACCGAAATATTTAGGAAAAACAAAAATATAATAGATTTATATTATGAAAAAAAATTCCGTAATTGAAGCACTAAGTTATGAAAACTTTATTTTGAAAACAAAATACAATGAAATGGTACAATATGCCACAAAACTACAAAATGAATTAAAAATAATGAAAGAGAAGTATTCAAAAGACTCTCCTGAAACACAAATACGTATAATTTCTCTTCTTCAAACAAAAAACGCAAAATTAAATCAAGAAATTAACGAAAAAAACAAAGAACTAACAAAATTAATAAACGAGCCCTTTGTATTATTAGATACGGAATCACAAAAATCGGGACAACCATTATTTCATATATCAAAATATAAAACATGTCCGTCGTCTATAAAACATGACAATGATACAATGAGTGAAATTACAGAAGAATAAAAAATTACAAAAATAACATATAAACAAAGATTATATATGTTATAATATATAACGAATACAATATACGATGTCATTGGACCGTATAATTATTACGGATAAAAATGTATGTTCTTTCTATAAAGAACACCCGTACGTAGATGTGAATAACATAAATCGTTTATGCGTTGAATTATTGAATTCCGCAATTAATAATAATGATACATCAATAACAAATACTTTTCATCAAAGGATACTAAGTGAAATATCCGAAAACAATCGTGTGGTTTCACAGCTTCAAGATACCATGACCTCCATTAAAACCGACAATTTACATTCATTTATTACCGAAATGACGGATATAAAAGAAGATTATTTGGACGAATTAAAAACGTTGGTAATTACAGAGACCACTGACAAAATTACAACCATAATGGAATCTAATAATTCCAATCTATTGAATAAAACCGTGGATGTACTTCGCAATATCATACCGAATATAAATACGAAGCAATTTGAAGAAATAAACCGTTCATTATATTCCTTTCAGAAAGCAATCGCATCAGATACACAGACCTTACTTAAATCAGTAGATACACATTCATTAAAAGAATACATGAATAATTTTGAAATAAAATCTTCATTAATGTTACAAAATATTCAACAACCAATTTTATCATCTATAACTGCGAGTGAAGAGAGAATAACAAATAACGTAAATTCAGTAAAAGATAACATTGCGAATACAGATGAATCAAACAAAAACATGTTTCATAACATAAATTCAATATTAAATACTGACAAATCTACCGATAAGACTACTTACACTAATAATCTAACAAACAGCCATTTTGTAAGTTTTTTGACAAAATCTTTTTCAAGTGCTGATATATCATCAAAATTACTTGGAATGAATACACCAACAACCGTAATGAAAAGAATCCGAAAACCAGATATATTATTACAGAATTACGAGTTAGATACGAATGTTTCTTCGGATGAAATGGCATCGTTTATTAATATTATTAGTGATGAGAACAAATGTGGTATATTGATGTCGCAGTACTCAGGAATCTCAAATAAAAATGATTTCCAAATAGAATTCCACAATAATAATGTTATTATTTTCGTCCATAATTCAGAATATTCCAATCATAAAATAGAAGCCGCAGTAAACATAATAGACCATTTATATTTTAAATTACAACAATTCAATAAAACGGGAATAAATGATGATTTCACGATTCCCAAAGACATATTAGAAACAATAAATAATGAATATCAAATGTTTATGACGCAAAAGTTAGCAGTCATTGATGTATTAAAAGAAAGTCAAAAGAAAGTAATCTCCCAAATAGACGAAATTAAGTTTCCATCATTAGATAAGTATTTATCTGGTAAATACTCGGCTCCCATAATAAAATCTGGATTAAAATGTGACATATGTAAATATTATTCAGCCAATAACTTGAAGGCGTTAGCCGCCCACAAAAGAGGATGTATGAGAAAGCATGGACTAACTGTAAAAACAAATGCGAAATCCCATGAAGTAAATAATAGAAATGAGTTTTGTATTACTCCAATTTCTATGAAATAAAACTAATTAGAACCATTATATTAGTATTTACAAATATACTAATATATCAATTATATTTACAATCTGTATTATAGTGGCAGCAGATATGCTTTATTTAGAATATTTTTTTTAGTATATGCTGTTTTAGTATGTAATATTATAGAGATATGTTTGTGTATCCTGTTTATTATTCCCCTTATGTGTTACCTTATGGTGGTTATGGTGGTTATGGTGGTTATGGCGGTTATGGTGGTTATGGCGGTTATGGCGGTTATGGTGGTTATGGACGTCGTTGGAATAGGCGAAGACACCGTCATTGGTAATTAAATAAATTCGTAAATAGTAGGAAAATTATTTATTTTTTAGTATATATACTATGAATAGTTTACAGGTTGACATAAACGATTATACTTTAGACACACCCGTAGTTACCAAAATTGAGATAGAGGTGATGGAGATGGCGCTTAATTCTCATGTATCGTTTATAGTACGATACTTAAACCTAGCAGGAAATTTGTTGGATAATAAATTTGTCAAAATTGAGGGCGATGAATATAACGCATGGGGTGATGATGATAATTATATTACTAATTTAGTATTAACAAAGTTAGGTTTAACAAAAACAGTATAAAAGAATAGTTTATAAATAGTATATAATGGAATTTGCTAACACAATGACCCCACTTACTGAACCTTCTACTGTTCCTCCTACCACAGAGTCAACCGATAAGACCACACCTCCTCAGATGCCAAGATTGACTGAAGTCCCCGTGAATGACGATAATACAGCGTTGAACCTTATGGTGGGTTTTTTAGACACCGCCCAAAAACGCGGTGCTTTCAGCTTGGATGAATCCGCTAAGATTTGGGAATGTGTAAAGCGTTTTATTCAAAAGCCGGATTCAGCAACTCTTTAGATAATTTAATATGTGTAATTTGTTATTACATATATTAGATACAATTCTGACAATCTTCTATAAACTCTTCATCTGTCTTTTTAATGGGTTCTTGAAATTTCCCCTGTAATAAGGTAGTAATAATGGTATTTAAATCATCCATAGTTGCGTCTAATCTCAGTATTTCGCCTGTTTTAATATTGAATATTTTGAATACTTTTTCCTCATACTCTTCTGTATAACTATGTCGCATTTTCCATAACCAAGCATAAATGATGACTTGAACCAAGTGTTCTATTGTGATCTCCGAAGTACATTTTAGTTCCCATGCGATTGTTTCAGTAATTAAATCAACCCGCCCAGTAAAACGAAATTGTTGCGTCTCATCAAATATAGTACTCAAAAACTCGTCTATTTTTTCGTGTTGTTCTTCAGACGACTCATGTATAATTGTATCTTCTATAGACGGCATGGTATTCGCGCAATCGGGTCCAATAACTTCGCGTAATCTATTTTTACAAGCCATTACCATATCATCAGTTAACCAATTATATTCATCCGGTTCTATCTGTTTTAATTTAAAGTATAGAGTTTCCTGGACGGCTACACTAACATTAGCTACATATAAATAGTCATTAATAGTTTCTATTTTGTCAGGGAGGCTATTCACAATTTCTTTCAAGAAAATATGGTCGTTCATTCGCATTTTATCAACCGCATTATCAATTACATCAAATAATACATTTCCACGAGGTATATTATCAAATTCTTCGTCTGTTTCCGAAAACGCTTCTTTCAAATAGTCGTAATAAACACATGGAATAGCAATCCCATTGAGGTCACTTACCTCTTCAAAAAATCCCTTCTTAGTTTCTATGACGCTTGGAATATCAAGAACTACTGGTTCGCCTGTTTCTTTTACAAATATTCGGTCAATAATGGGGGATATAGTTTCAATAACACTTTCCGAAATAAATTTTACTAATTCGGTAGGTGTAATAATATGTTTTTTAACAACATTATCATTTATATTCATATCTTCTTCATCTTGAAAAATGGTTTGATGATGTCCTTTAAAATGAATATAGTCGCATTTCTTCATTTCAATATGGCTCTTTTTCAAGAATTCAAGAGGACGGTCTGTTGCGTAATTGTTGCTCTCAAGTAAATATAGACCTTGTGTAGCTCGTGTAGCCGCAACATATAATGTATTCGGACATATATCACGTGGTAAAGTACGTGCATTAAAACGAAAATATGCGTTATCAAATCCTACTACAAATACGTATTTGCGTTGTCTGCCTTTCACACTATGAAAAGTAGAAAATACGACTTTACCATCAATAACCCGGTCGTCAATCTTATCACCTTCAAGCATGGGTACGTGACATGGAACATCTTTTTCAACCAAAGTGTTTTCCAGTCGTCGTATATTACTATTGGCTCCTTTAACAGACCCGCCCAATACGAAAATTTCACTGGGATTTACGCCATTTTCAAGTAGTTTTGTAATTTCTCCATAAACAACCCGAGAAATATTACTACGAGAATTGCGAACATATGTAACTATGTCTCCCTCTCTACACGAATTCATACGGTCTTCGCCCAACATAACGTCATTTACAAAATGGCGCATTTGATTTGTGATACGAAATGACATTTTCATGGTACGTTTCTGGAAACCGGGAGTATTTAGATTGGTTAACCCTTCCCATACTTGGTCTGCCATGGTTAGAAACCTAATATCAGCGCCTTTAAAGTCATATAACCCTTGCATGTAATCCCCTAAAATTAATAATTGGATATTACAATCAATATCTTTAATGAATTTCACCATCAATTGGAAATACAGCAATGTCATATCTTGGCATTCGTCCAAAACAATCATATCATATTTCGGAGATACCTCTTTTAAAGGCATATTTTTAAATAATAGACGACGTATTTCGGTATCGGTATATCCAGTAGATAAGTAATACCTCTTTGCCAAACTATGATAAGTATGGACGGTGAGATTTTGTATATCATTTTTCTCAACGGTTTCTTTTACGTCCTTGCGTAAAGATGCGTTATAGGTTAATTGTAATATTTTGGTGTCTGGCATCTCTCTTGCTATCGATAAAATCAGTGTTGTTTTACCAGTTCCAGCAACCGCATCCACCATTACATTATGACCTTCTTTTACAGTGTCTAATATACATTGTTGTTCCTCGCTTAGATGTATCATACAAAATATGTTATTATATTGGTTCGCTATATAATATCATAGAATACCTTTTATACCAATTATTTATATTGTTAAGAACGACAATCATCTTATTTGGCTTCCACATCCATCGACATTAATCCATTTGCACGTACACGATTAAAAAAGAACTCTATAAAGTGAATATTTATATTTTCAAAAGACCATTTTAATATAAACCGAATAAATGTTTCAGAATGTAATTGATATTGTATACTATATTGTAACATATGGTCGAATACATTTGAATATACTTCTGCTATTGATTTATTTTTGATTAAAGCCATTCTATCATTGAAATTATACAATTCATGGTGGAACTTGGGAATATATATATCATTATTATTTATTTTTGTTAACCAGTTGATATCAAAATCATTTAAATATAGAACATCTGGTCTTATAAACAAATAATGTGTGAATGATTCATTAGATTCATTGACTAATTTCCATAATTGTTTTTTTGAATACATCGCAAGTATAAAATTATCCATTGTTTCATAATTAGTATCCCATGGGTCTTCCATTGACCTATATGATTTTAAATTAATTTTTGTTTTTATTATTTCTTGATTATCAATACTTATATAATCAGCATTCAATAATCCATACTCATTATTATCTAATATTATATCCGTTTCACTAGCACGAGAGTTATTATATGGTTCCAACACTTGGTATGTATGAAAAAACACTTTATATGGTATATTATTGTTATCAAAGTTTTTTATAATTCTTTCTTGAATACTTTGTATTGTATATTTCATACTTCTTGCTAATCCCCAAAAACAAATAGCTACCTTCATTACTACAATACAACTATACATTTTTATATACTTCTTATTGAATACATTTATTAAGGGTGTCATAGTCTAACATCTAAACGCATACGCAAAAATACCAACCGCAATCAGTCCAATAAAAAGCCCCATATGATAATGATATTGCATATTGCGATACATTTTCGTCCAGGCTTTTGTTTGTTCTGGTGTATCAATATGGTCTAACATATATGTTTTCTTAGGAGTGAGAACATAGTAAAAATAGTTAGTTATAAACGCCGAAGTGGTTGAGATACAAACCATAGACATAGTGGAAAAAGTTTTATTCATAATGATGGTATTATACAAAATAAATAAGACAGCAATTAAGAAACCTAAACCATATCCAGTATAATAAATTTTTGTTCGTTCATCAACAATTTCTTTGTAAATAGATTGCAATTCGTCTGGTAATTGTTTTTTATATTTTTTCATCGTATCATTGTTCGACATAGCATTTGTCATATAAATCATTCCAATAATGAAGACAATGGAAATCGCACAACTTATTCTACACGCCATGGTATAATATACAGTATATTATACAATGATAAAATTTTCTGTTCGGTCAGTCTAACATACTTGTTTTTCAGTCGAAAAAAAGAATACTTGTACTAAGCGACCATCATCTTTGTTAGTACCAAAATAATCCATACTACTATGAAAATGATTCGCATTAAAAATAACTAATCGATTGAATACATTTCCAACTTGGTCTACCAAGTCCCATTTGGTAACATCTTGTGAATTTTCATCCATTTCTGCCTTATTTCCTTTTAATTTTTGTTCTTGTTCTAAGCGTGTTCCGTCTTTATACCTATATACATTTATTCTATTTTTATTTTTGCAATGGGCTTTCTGCGTGTATTTTTAACACGCTTACGAAAGGTTTTATTATTTTGAATACCTCTTAATAATCTCATTTGAGCGGCAGCTTTTTCCTTGGTAGAACATTTGGCGAAAACCTTTTTAGATTCAGGATTATATACTTTGTAACATGGTTTATTGCGAACCTTGCGTGTTTTATACGGCATTATATATTGTATTGAGAAAATATTATAGTTCTATCGTAGCGGTATATATATCCCCACCATATACTACGGCGGATTGAAACATGCCACTTGCTGATACTGAAATGGATTGCCAAATACTAGATGTGAGTGTAGCATCTTGAGTTTTTTGCCAAGTTACACCATAATCGATTGATACAAAAATATATCCATTTTTTTCTACTGCGGTTTGAAACCGACCATTTGCTGATATAGAAATGTCTTGCCATTGGCGGTCACGGACATTCGCATTATCGTTTTTCGTCCAATTATTTCCAAAATCCGAAGAGGTATAAATTTCACCAGTAACTTCAATAGCAGCCATATATTTTCCATCAGAAGACATATCGCAACCTACCCAATTATGATCGTCAAACTCACTATTCACATCATCAATAATTGTTGTAGTATTCCATGTATTTCCATAATCAGTAGATAAGTAAATAGCCTCGCAAACAATAATTTGTCGTTTTCCATCATATGACATAGAAATACCAGCGGTAGGAAATGATTGTATTGAGTTATATAAGTCACCATTTATATTGACATTTTTAGTCCAAGTTTGACCGTAATCAGATGATTGGTATAGAGTATCACCGGATGATATTACTGCTTGATATTGACCGGTAAGACACATAGATACAAAGATCTGACTCAGTCCAAAACTATACACTTTATTCCAAGTAATACCGTAATTATTTGAAACATAAATGTCGGTACCATTTGCTGCGGTTTGATATTGACCTGTCAATGATATACTAATATTATTTGTTAATGAAGTACCAATATTATTACGTTGAATCCAAGTATTCCCAAAATTATTAGATACGTATATATCACCATATTCTTCAATTGCGGCTTGATACTTACCGCTTGCTGAAATGGATACTGATAACCAATTTTGAATATTAACAGTGTATTTAGTACGGTTGGTCCATGATACACCATAATCATAAAAAGCACCAGCATCATCGTTTGTTAATACAACTAATATAGGAACGTTATATGTCTGAGTAATGTTTGTAGTGCTTGATGTAGTTTGTTTCCTAATATTCGCTCGTGATTCTGAATAATTAATCAAATGGTCTACTGATGATAAATTTGTGGGACCAACATTATTGATAGGGTCGTATGGTTCTTGTTCTATATTTACGGTGAGTGTTACACTGATTCCATTAGGTATATATATTAGATCCCCCGCTATAAACCCGTCTGATGGTCCAGTATTATTTTCAGCAGGACGATTGTCAAAAATATTAGTACCAGAAGCAAATCTCAGACTTTCAGTTAGGTTATTAATTTTGAAATAACCGGTTAAATCAGAAACAATAGTGCCATTAATATTAAAATCAAATTTATTAAATAATTGGATTAATGCTTGTTTATCGAAGACTCCATTATTAACATTGTAGTGTTGTTCTCCAGCAAACAACGTAGAAAATCCATAAGGAGCACCGAAATATTCTAATACTGTATAATTAAAATCCTCATATAAAGTGGATAATTTACCCATGGATATGATTCTGTCTGAAGTAAGGTAATCTAATATATCGTCAGCTACAATAGTAACTTCGTCCGTCATCAATGTATCATTACTCAAGTCAAACTCAGTAAATAATGTGTTATCATTATTTTCATCTTTAGTAATACCAATTTTTGTATTCATTCTACGGACAGAATAACTAATTTGAAGTGCGTCAGTGACATCAAATTGTCTTGCAATACTCGTATCTTGTAATTGAATTTCGGGTAAACTCTGTTGTATGGAAAATCCTCCAGATGAATCAATAGCATAATTATCACCTATATATATTCCACTTGAGTCTTGTGTATTAGGTGGATATCCGGACATGTTATATACATTATAAAAATAATTTTTATAGATTTTCCAAATGTAATACTAAAGGGGCTGTATATAATTTACTTAATAGTATGGGAGGAGGTAGATTATTAGATGTGTAGTCAATATTACCTAATGCGTCTGGTGTTTCACTCAATAAATCCAATCGTATAGTCGTACCATGTGATATCAAAATTATATCTCCTGCTATAAATCCTTCTTCATATATTTTATTTACACGATTTTGAAATGGGTCGTTATTATACAGATTTTGTAACATCGTTGAAATTCTATAAATGTTTATTTGACCGGATATATCATAACCTCCGTCAGAATTTGTAGTTGTAAACATGTCTACAAAATCGTTTTTGGTAAAGTTGGGTCCTTCGAGAATTGTCCTGCTTGAATCATTAAATAAAGATACATTGTCGGCATGTTCGTAATAATTAATTATGTTACGTTCGAAATCACGGTACATAGTGCTAAATCCTCCTACGCTGATTATGTTGTCAGTAGTAATATCAGGCATAATGTCTTGATAATTAAACGAAATATCTTGAATAGGAAACGAATTAGTAGAAGTATCAAATGATGTTTGAAGAATAGTATTATTACTCGCATCTTTTATTAATCCAATTTTTTCATTAAATGTACGAACATTTACCTTTAATTGAAGAGCTAATGTTAAATCTAATTCTTTTGTTTCCAGAACAGTAACCAAAGGAATCGTTCCAAAATGTTGCTCTATATTGAATCCACCAATCGCAGGTATAGCATAATAAACTCCAATATATTGCGAATCTTGATTAAAAGGTGTTTCAGAGTCCATTGTAATTATACTATATACGCTGAAAGAGTATTGACTTATAAATCATAAATCAGTTTAAAATCTAAGCAAAATGAAAAATTTGAGTTATTCATTGGTAAAACCCGTCCACGTTCATCAAATAACCGTATTCTTAGACGTTGAATATCTACTGGACCAAAGTATCGTCGTGGTTCAGTAATAATATTAAAGTCATTTTCCATTATCAAACTAAAATAAGAACCTTTTATTGAGATACGTGCTAAAATATTTGGACTCATAATAGAATTATTAAAAACATTGACAAATTGGTTATTCGCACTATTCGCAAAGTCATCAACCGCTAAATAAATATACCGTATATTAGCCGGTTCAATTACCGTATCCGCAGTGTAACTGGTAGACCCACGATACTTCCTCTTTATAAATCCCAAATTCCATCCAAATTTGGTAGAAACATCTACTTTATCTACATTACCGTTAATATCCTTGGTGAAATCTAATATAATGGATTTTATTAACCCACTATGAAGTCCATCAGGAATAATAGAGACCTTACCTGTGCCTGAACCGGATGATGTAATATCGTGCGTTAATTTAATATATGAGAAAATATCAGTCGGATTTACAAGAGAGTAATCTTCATTTAATGGAGATAACAACTTATTTACAGTATCGAGTAGGTCACTCGCATTGTAGTTACCATCGGGAATTGTAATTATTTTTTCAGAAGTAATTACATTGCTTGAATTATCAAACGCATTGTGGGTGACATGTAAATATAAGAAATTATTACCAAACTCTTTACAAATACCATAAAAAGACACTGGTAATTCAAGTGAAGATAAACTCATTGAAACGACCTTATTGAATTTAATCGGCATTTGTATGGAAAAATCGGAACTCTGGGTGCTATACAGATTATCACGAAACCTTGTATCTATATTTAAACTTTTCGTAAGAATACGTGTGTTTAGTTGATTTAATTTTCCTGGAAAAAAATCACTATTAGATGAATGGACGAACTGGGTTTCCTCACGATTTATTAATTCATTTGTGCGAGGTTCTACTTCTTTAGAAATGGGAGTATCCATAGTATCTAATTTGTAATTATCCGGAATAGTCGTTGGCTTAGCTAAATCCCCTTTACGACATTTTACAAATATTAACCAATTCTTAGCAAGCTCTAAGAATTCGATTAAATCACGTTTGAATCGTTTATCTATATGACCGCTTGATAATAGTTTTTCACGAATATTGTATTCTTTTAATTCAATATCACCCTCACTATATTTTGCTCTGGGGTTTATCTGAAAGAATCGCTCCAAATCATTAATATTATAGTTATTTATATCTAAATCCAATTGCTCCATTACTTACTACGTGTATATATTATTATATCATTTGAATTATAAATAATATACTACGATTTAGTATTATGTTAGTATATTACGAAGATTTCTTTTCGGTTGATTTATTATACGGTAATATAATATGTCAGCAAGTGATTATTCTGCTTTACGTAAATTAAAAGAAATACAAAATAGTTGTGATGTAGATGAATTGGGAGACCCAGTATCTTCATCATGGTACGATATTCCGATGGAAGAACGTACAGACTGTAGTGTAGTATTAGGTACAGGTCCAACAGGTCCTATTGGTCCTACTGGATATACCGGATATACCGGACATACTGGACCTGTAGGTGATACTAATGGAGGTATATTTACAATATACGCCGAATCACCGGGGTTCTATACATCAACAACAGGATTTATCTTTGCGTTTGGTGCCGGTATGGAAGGTTTGACTACGTCTGGCGTGGAAATTGGTGCGGATTGTTCGTTGAATTATATAGGTGTTCGTGTAGCATCTACACCTTCATCCTCGGGCGCTATTGAAATATATAAAAATGGTAATGCTACAGGTATTGTTTTATCGGCGTTATCCGACCATAAATTTGCGTCTGACTTAAGCTATGGTTTCTTACAAGGTGATTATATAAATATAAAATGTCTAACTGGAAGTGGTGGGGGTCTTGTAAATGTATCATTGTGGTTTTCAACCCAAGGAGTAAAGGGCGACAAGGGAGATACTGGTGAAAAAGGTGACGTGGGAGTCCAAGGTGAAATCGGTCCTGAGGGACCTGTTGGTATTAAAGGTGATACAGGTGATATAGGTCTTCAAGGCATTCAAGGTAGTAGAGGAGCACCTGGTATCCAAGGAGAAATAGGACCGACTGGTTATACTGGTATTCAAGGAGAAATAGGTCCAATTGGACCTAAAGGATATACTGGAGATATAGGACCTACTGGTTATACTGGGTATACCGGGCAACAAGGTATTCAAGGTATTCAAGGTATTCAAGGATTAACAGGCTATACGGGTTATACTGGTCCTCAAGGCATTCGAGGTAATCAAGGTATTCAGGGTATTCAAGGTGAAATAGGACCTACTGGTTATACTGGTATTCGTGGAGAAATAGGACCCATAGGTACTAAAGGATATACAGGAGATATTGGTCCTACTGGTTATACTGGGTATACTGGACCCCAGGGTATTCAAGGTATTCAAGGTGAAATAGGACCTACTGGTTATACCGGATATACTGGACCTCAGGGTATTCAAGGTAATATTGGTCCAGAAGGTCCAAGAGGACAAATAGGGTTAACTGGTTATACCGGTCCTCAAGGTATTCAAGGTATTCAAGGTATTCAAGGTATTCAAGGTTTAACTGGTTATACAGGGTATACTGGGTATACCGGTCCTCAAGGTATTCAAGGTATTCAAGGCATCCAAGGTGAAATAGGACCCACTGGTTATACAGGTTATACGGGTCCACAGGGAATTCAAGGTATTCAAGGTGAAATAGGACCTACAGGTTATACTGGGTATACCGGCTATACTGGTCCTCAAGGTATTCAAGGTATTCAAGGTGAAACTGGACCTACTGGTTATACTGGGATTCAAGGTGAACGTGGATATAAAGGAGACCAAGGTAGTCAAGGTGAAGTAGGACCTACAGGTTATACTGGTTATACCGGCTATACAGGTCCTCAAGGTGAAAAAGGTGATATGGGTACACAAGGTATTCCCGGTAATGATGGTATGGACGGAGTTGACGGTCCAAGAGGGTATGATGGGTTAGACGGACCTATTGGTAAAACTGGACCTACTGGGTCAATAGGACCCGGATTTTTAGAATCTTTAAATCAAGACCTTCGTTTTAATGCTGCGATAACCGTAAGCGGAGATAGTCACTTTGAAAATCATGTAAGAATAGATGACGATTTATGTGTATTTTCAAATATAACTATATCCGGTGATATTTTACCCGGAACTGGTTATTCTAATAGTATAGGTTCAGCAACAAAACCATTTAAAAGTATATACATTCAAAGTTCCACCTTATATTTTGTAGATGAACCGACCCCCGAAAATATATTTAATTCAGAACAACCACTTGTAAATGCTCTTTCAGTAAAAGATGGAAGAATGGAATTAAGTGTAGTAGACCCCGATACAAATGTAGTTACGTCCTCATTAAAAGTAGGTAGCAATTTTGTAAATAGAAGAGAAGATAAATCCTTTTTTGATACAATTACGCAGCAACCTTCAGTATTCACCAAAGATACGTCCATTTATACGGATGGTTCCAGTAACACAACAAAAGACCTAACTGTATATTGGCACTATGATGATATTATTGCGTTTATGACAGATACATCTTATCAAGCTTTTTATAACAATGATAGCACTTACAATAGGATAATACCTTATATTAATAACTTATATGTAGATATATCATACTCAACTGTAACTAATGGATGGGCGAATTATGAAACAATACCTATTAATAATGATTATAATGTTTCGCAATACAAATCAATGACTATAACCCGTAAACAAAATGCCCCAAGTGGTAACGCCTCTATAAACAGTTTAATGTTCCAAGACGACATCGTAAATTTTGATGTTCGTGTATATGGGGAAAATCTGGGGTATAATTATCCTACAGTCCAAGATAGAGCTCTCATTTATGAAGGAGTGACATTCGAACAACCAAGTCCGCCTGGTATATTTAATTTTAATAACAGCACTATCAATAATTATCAACAACTTACCTTATCATATAACTATACGGAGCCCGAACAAGGTAATCCCAATTCTACTGCGGTATTAGAACAAAGTCAAACAAAATACAAAGAAAATGATACATTATCGAGTACTTCTTACGCATTAAATACCACTGTGAATACTGATATAGAAACCGATGAAACTATTACAGGAGGTAATAACTTTTCAATGATATTAAATGGACTTCGTGCTGGTACAAAATACGATTTCTTGACAAGAATTAAGAACGATTTAAACGCAAATTATACATTAAGCGATAATTCATGGAATCTTGTTGGAACTACTGTATCGTTTGATAACATAAATGGACCTACCAATCATACTACATTGCCTTCAAGCAGTGGATATTCGTCCACGTATGTCCCACAATTATCTTACAATACAACTACTAATGTAACCACAGCCACTTTTGTCAATTCATCTATCACATACATTAATGTATCAGACAATCAAACTGTTATACCCGGTAATACAAATACTCAGTCATTCGAAATTAGTAATTCAAGTACGTCTACAAGTAGTACAATTGGATTTGGAAAGTATATTGATGACATAAATGATTTGGTCCAAGTAAAAGCTTATGTGAATGATGATTTAAAACAAACTATTTCGTACCAGGGATTTACACCAATAGATAATACCAAATCTGGAACATCCACAATCACTACAAGTTTAACGGGTATTAATTATTTTGATAGTAACGAACAAGGTGATATACATTCAAATAACGCCCAACAACAAGGGTTCCGTTTGTATGGTAAGTTCAAAATATTAACAATCACTAATAATAATATTGAAGCTGCGGTTGGTAATCCAAGTAATACTCCATACTCATTAAAACTTGAGGTTCTGCGCGACATTGCCAATGTTGGTGGAACCGCATTATCAACAACATCATCTAATATATATGTTGATGAATTGACAAATAATCCAAGCATTTCACAACAAACCGATACCGCAATAGTCACCAATGTAGTTTGGACGATGGGTATTCCAAGCGTTCAAAAATACAAAATAGATTGTACGAGAACATACTCAAATATTAATTCGCAGTATAAGTTTATTCGCGGGGATAGAAGGTTGTCTTCTGTAAATAGCGTAAGTAATTCATCAAACACATCAAATAGTAGTGGATTTAGTAGTGGTATTATTTACATTGATAATGGTGCGATTTCCAATACAGGAGAATATACATATGATGAATCGCAATTTTCAACAGCAAATAATAGTAAACTCCATGATTTACACTATACTGTTTCCCGCGACAGTAATAATTCGACTGTTACATTGAATGAAACATTATACTCCTTGAAATCCAATGGAATAAATAACAATATTAATGTTGCGGTGAATCATCATTTTGATAAAGATAGTTATAATAATATGGGTAATAGTCTTTCATCCAAATTGTCATTGGTAGATATACATGAATTGGCAACTACAACAATAGCCAAATTAAATGACGATTTAGGTGGATTAGTTATTGACGCATATAACACACATACAGTAGTACCTAAAAATTGGACGTTGTTATATTACAATGGTGTATTCAATGTGTCCGGATATCCAAATGTTCCGGGATATGAATGGAATAGTCTTGCGGGTGATTATACCTATAATGCGGGATCATTGGGATTATCACTTAGTGGTACAGAAGAAACTACTGGAACCAGATATAAATGGATAGCATTTAAATTAAACAAAATATCTTCCAGTCAATATCGTATGAATAATAATTATTATAATTTGAAAGACACAGGTGGAATCAAATATTTATCTGTAACTGATATGCTCTCAAATAGTGGGTTATTTACTTCTTCGTCTATACTCAATTTATTTAATAGCAATAATACAGATGTAATTGGATTTTCAAGAGTAACCAAAACGATTAACGGTTCAAATATTCCATATATAGGTAATTTTAAAATAGATTTCTCTCCAACCGGAGGAAATTGGACGTTAAATGGTTCAGCACAAACTGGATATGCAGGTTCAGTAAGTCAATCAAATGGAGCTCGTGTATTTTCTGGTACAGAATATGGATTCTATCTATCGCCAGCATCAGTGAATGATGATTTAACCGTATTTGTAGGAATTAAAGTATAAATTTTAAGAAAGATGTCTTATATTATATTAGGTGTATAATATAAATAAATAATGAGTGATACAGTAAATCTTGATATAGAAGAAAAGTTAAATGTACTATTTAAATCTGCTCTTGGGTTTCCATCGGCAGAAGAATCAAGACAATGGTATGAAGAAACAACCGTTCCATTTAATAATTACATAATAGGAGAAAACATATTTTTAGATGAAGTTCCGTCATCTCCTGATTTCGATATAAATGGTACTGTTAGAACTGCAACCGATATAGGTCTTACATCAAGCGATTTCGCCCAATATAGTGATAATGATAGCGATAGGTCAACATGTAGTATTGTTGATGATTCAACTGGAACAATTCGCCGATATAATTTATTAATTTTAGAAGAAACTCCTGAACTGGCTAAGCCGTATTCATCTTGGTATAAATTAAATAGTGATTCTGATAATGTTATAAAAGATTCATTGCAATTTAATTATAAACAGTACACTGAAAATTCTGTATTAAAACAGCCATACATATACAAATTAAATACGCAATCTTCTCTCAGTACACCTATGCCATTTGGTAAATTCGGTGGTAATTGGCTGATTGACTTTAAATCTGGTATTGTATTGTTTTCCGATGTTGATAACTTTACAAATGGTACACAAAATAATTCTGTATTTCAAATCAATAGTTCAAATAACCGTCCTGTATTAAGTATTTATACATACATCGGTAGAAAAGGACTTCGCAAAATGATAACTACTGGAGATGACGTAAGTGAAATTACAGAACCAATGCTTAACCAAATATTCATCAATAACACTACTAATTATATGCTTAGATATGACGGAACACAGTGGGTATCAATTGGTGGAAGTAGTGAAGTTGATTCTGAATTAGATTTAAAGGCACCTAAGGATAACCCGACATTTACGGGAAATGCTAGGATGGACGGAGGGTTTATAAAACAATGGTTTTAAGATAAAAATATAATCATAAATATATACTATGTCTATTGCTACACTAAAAAGAAAAACACAAACAAAATATAATAATATGAGTGTAGGAACTCAAGGATTTTCACTCAATGGTGGGTTTCGTAACCAAGGTTATGTAGGGCAAACATCATTATCGCGTTCCTTACCAAGAACCTTACAACAAGGGCATGGTGGATGTTGCGGGACGTATAATAATGCGTCCGTAGTAATGTCTTCCGTTACATCTACTGAAGACTCAAAAGTTATCAAAAAAAGTGTTCTCGGTACTTCCGGTATGTTGAGTTCAAAATATAGATGGATACGTCGTCCTCAACCATATGCGACCGTAAAACCAGATGTAAATAACAATACTTCAGACCAAAGTACATACATTACTAAAAAAATAAAGAAAACCGTAAGTGAAATTAAGAAGGCAAATGACCCGTCTGACTCTTCTTGTACTAATATAAATACAAGCAGTCATAGTTCTTGTGTCAATAAGAAAAACGTGTGCGAAAATGTGCGCCCAGAAGAGGAGTATCTTCCTATTTCAAGCGGTCAATACATTGAACTATTAAACGATGAATGTCAAGAAAATGATGTTGTAACTCAAAGACCCACATGTGGAGTACCATTACCAGGATTATAAAATTGAAACTAAAACTGAATAAATAATTTAATCTATATTATTATATTATTTGAAATGTCAAAACCAAATTCAGACCCAGAATTAGAGGCTTATTTAAATAGTCTTTCTCCGAAAGAAGTAAAAGCGTACCATATTGCGAAAGACCATCTTGGTATGACCTATCAATATGAAAAAAGTATTGGATACTTGGCATGGAAAAAAAGTCAATCCGAAAAATAAATAAAATTATGTCGATTTCTGTTGTTTTGATTTATAATCTTTATAATTCATTACCTCATTCTGAAGCTTAGATTCACTAACAACCCCACTTAATAAATTTGTTTTAAACCCATTCAGTTTGTTTTGTTTTTTTATTGGTTGAATGATTGAGTAGTTTCTAACAGGTCCCAATGATATAAATTTATTGCGATAGAAAACACGTTTTGGTTTACTTGGCTCCGTATCTGTACCTTTTTTATCGGGTTGTTTCTCTTTTTTATATTTCTTAAGTTTTGCGAAAGGTGCGTCTTTAAACATAGATTTACCAGAACTATTTTTATCTGAGTCTTTGGTTTTCTTCTTTTCAACCATATGTATTTGTATAAATGGTGAAGGTTCTTTTTCTGGAGTTGTTTCATCATCAACAAAAAAGTCTCTACATCTATATATTCTCACGTATTTCATGGCAACTGCGTTCAATACAGCATATGAAATTGGCTGTGAATCCGAATAATATGAAAATCCCTGTTTATATGGGTCATAAAACATAATAATATTCCCTTTGGGTGTCTGTTCTATCAATGTTTTATGTTTCCATTTTATTTCTAACTCGTTATTAACGTCTCTCATTGTTTTTGTATAGTCGTCTTTGGAATAAAATACCTTATCTATATTTGAATTCATATCATTATTGGATTGTTTATATGTTTTCAAGAATTCCTTCGTATGTTTACTGTTATATTCTTTTGTAATATCTATTGGGGGTATTATTACCGTATTATATGGATTTATACGTTTTAATATATGTCTCCACATCATATTTCCACCAATAAAAGCAATAGGTTTTATCAAATTCATAATATTAGTAGATAATACCATACGCTTTATCATATATTCACGCAACGGTTTCATAAAAAAATCCATAATGATATAATTAATTATAATATAATGTTTATGCCTTTTTGTTATAAAATATTAGTTTTTCTTTGAAGTCTGTTCCTTTACTTCATTTAATCTTAAATCAAACAATTCCTTGATTTCATTGTTTAGAAATGGAACTTCAATACGTTCGTACGTCTTATATGGATTGTCTGGATGAATACAAACTAAATACAAGTTGGTTACTTTTTTCCCATATTTATGTTCGAGAATAGTTTTATACACATTCAATTGAAGCGCATAATGCCAAAAGTTAGTATCAGGTAGATGTGAAATACAAGGAGTCGTAGAATATTTGCCGAAATTACTCTCATGTTGAATTTCTTTACACCTTTTCCAATCGTAAATCTGTAATGTTCCATCGGGGTTCTCAAAAATCATATCAATTGAACCCGACAACTTTAATTCTTCGTAATAAATCATCCATTCTGTACGATATGGCTTTAGTTCATTGAAATCATCCGTGAATTTGTGAAAATAGGTGAACTCTATGCTATTATTTACTACTTCTTGATTATTATAGTGACATTCAATGTCATAATGCATTCGGGTTCCTGCGTTTGCTGCTTGGTCCCGATTATCATCCCACATTTTATTAATATCCTCTCGTGACATTTTGTAATACTTATATGAAGGGTCTGTACCCCACTTTTTACTTTTCAAAATATTATTGATAATTTTGTCGGAATCAAACTTTTCAAAGTGATGATGATTCCATGTGGTTACCGATGTATAACCGCCTCTGTCTCCGAGCACAGTGTAAATATGCGGTCCTTCCTCAAATGAGATGTCCTTATCACGCGGATGGGGATGGAGCTCAGCCAAATAAGTTGGTACTGGATATTCAACTTTTTCTACGAAATCAGTCATATTATGATATGATATATTGTATTAGTATAAAAAACATATCATATCATAATTGAAATTCAATTTTATGCTACATATTCGACTATACTTTTGATATTATGTTTTACTTGGGTAAATATATCCTTTCGTAACTTCTGAAATAAAGTGTCTTCTGACATATTCCCACCAAGTACCTTTCCATGATAATCCAGATATTGTTCGCTGTATTTTTCATTTTTATTAATCAATTCACTATGGGCGTCATACCAGTATGTTTTAAAATCATACAAGAACTGATTGGAAATACGTCGTAAATATTTGTTTAAATCGTTATTTTGGATTTTCATCCATTTTTTAACCTTGTTCTCGTCCAAATTAAAGATGTAGAATGTATTTGAGCTATCAAATGTTCGTATAGGCACTTCATTCGTATCCAATTTATTGATAGCATTAGATATAAGATGCTTTAATCCAGATAATAAATCAGTATCATAAACCGACTGTAAACTGTTATGAACTTCCGTTAATATACTCTTTTTTATCCATTCTGAAAATGTCATTGTCATACGTTCTAAGTTTTCTTCACCATTCAAATATTCTAATACATTATGTTTTCGTTTGGCTACTTGCTGTAGTCGCTGATTGTCCTTTTCCAGTTTATCAATACGTATAGACATATGTTGAATTAGTTGGTACATTTCGTGTTGTGTTGGAATCGGTGCCAATAGGTCAGCTTCATTGTTTTGTTCTCGTCTTGATTTAAATAGAAATTCACAACACAGTAAATGCCTATCATAATTAAACTTTTCCTTGTAATTTCGCTTGCAATACTTACAGTCATATGTAGATGACATTTGATTCGTTTTTAGTAACTTCTATTTCATAACAATCATTTTCAATTTTGCGAATATTTAGAAAGTATTTGTCATAATATTTTGATAAATAATTTATCGTATAGTTGTATATAATGTTGAAGAAAATTCTATCTAATAACAGAGTCCAAACAATACTCATATCGCTTCTTGCTTTATTTACAATCACTCAATCTCTTAAGTACATGGGTTTATACGAAGGTATGGAAAACAATGAAAACAATGAAAACAATGAAACTAAAGATAAACCTATGAATACCAGTACAGAGCATAAGAAAATAGCAAAAACATACAATTTTTAAGGATATAAATTATATCTATAGCAATAAACGTATGAATTATATATAATTTATCACACTGTATATTATATATAATAACACAATGAGCCAGTATTTTGATAAAAATAATATGTTTTTAGACCCAAAAGTAAAACAATACGGTAGTCATATGGTTATGTCAAATGTAAATAAACCCACAAAGACAAAATATGTGAATGTTGACACTAAGTTTAGTGATGAATATAACAATTTTTCGGTAGCAAATTATAATATTACTTTACCTGAACGCATAAATGATGTCAAATCACTTACTGTTGCAACCATGGAATTGCCTATGTCTTTTTACAATATATCGTCTGCCTTAGGTAATAATAGCTTCCAGATTACTAATTTAGAAGTTGTTACTACTTTACCTTACTTAACGCAATTAAGTACGGGTTCTATTAACAGTGACAATCAGTTTGTCGATACGATTGTCATACCTGATGGGTATTATACAATCACTGAACTAAAAACAACAATTAACTCTCTAATTAATAAAATTAAAAGGATTCCTACTAATACGAATGGTAATATCGTGGTTGACGAGAATGGAACAATTGTATATGAATCTGATGGTGTTACTATGCTAACATTAACGACTGGTAATTGTTTATGTGAACAGGATGGAACCCCTACCTATGTAAAATGGGGAGATGCCGGACATCTTGATATTCCTGCGGGAAGTGCTTCCGGAAATTATGTAACAGATGCTTACGGTAATTTCAAGGTAAAATTACAATCGGATACTTATGTTTTTGTAAGTAACCATTTGAAAAATACAAGTGATTTACGTTTTGATTATTATACAAAAGGGTCTCTTGGTTCTCAAGGATATTTTTATTCAACTGGTTCCGATATGGAAATCGATTTTACTATTAATGACAAGGGCAATTTTGATAAGTATAATTTTAAATCTAAATTAGGATGGGCTTTGGGATTCCGTAATTTAAATTATACAATTACTTATGACTACAGTCCGTCTGAAGGTGATTATGATGCTACTGATGGGCTTGGTCCAGACGGGCAGCCATTAAGATATGGTGAATTTTTAGTTGATTTAAATTCTACACGATACGTATATTTAGCATTAGAGGAATTTAATAAGGGAAGTCAAAATTCATTTGTTTCACCAACCGCACATTCGCTAATCAATAAAAATATTATTGCTCGTATCTCATTAGACCGTGCGAATTACGGATTTGGTAATTATCTACCCGCAAATAAACAAAATGGTTTATTATTAAGCGATGTACGTGGATACAGTGGTAAAATAGACTTAAATAAAATAAACCTTCAAATTGTAAGTGACATCGGAACACCATTACCTTTGAATGGATATGATTTTTCACTATGCTTAGAGATAGAACATGATTAATACACGATAAAATTGAATTCAAGTATAATAATTTGAATTCAATAAAATAGAAACTACTATAATGAGTGAATTTGGAAAAAGTATAGATAAGTTTAAATACGTCGAATCAAACTCGTCCGAAACAAAACATATTGATATTGGCAGTAGCAATACGAATACCCATACGGCAAAAGATAATTTGGATATAACTGAACTTTCGCCAGAACAAAAAAATGCGTATAGAAAATTTGTCAAGGGCGAAAACTTGTTTATAACCGGACCAGGAGGTACTGGAAAAACTCACCTAATTAAGCATTTAATCGAATTCTCCACAAGTATCAAAAAGGATGTACCTGTATGTGCTATGACTGGATGTGCTGCTGTATTGTTAGAATGTAACGCACGTACACTTCACTCATGGAGTGGTATAAAACTTGCAAAGGGTGAAAGCTCGGCAGTTATAACAAGTGTATTACGAAATAAACATACAGTAAGACGGTGGCAAAAAGCGAAAGGCTTAATTTTAGATGAAGTCAGTATGTTATCTAAAAAAATATTTGAAATTATTGAAAAGTTAGCACGCGTTATAAAAAAGGATACTCGCCCATTTGGTGGTATGCAAATTGTATTTACAGGAGATTTCTTTCAATTACCGCCGGTAGGTACTTCAGGTGAAGAGGAAACCAGTCAATTCTGTTTTGAATCATCCAAATGGACGAGTGTATTTAAACCGGAAAATCATATTGAATTAACAACTATGTTTCGTCAAACCGATTCTGTATATATAAACATTTTACAACAGATACGCCGTGGCTACTTGGATGAAGACAAACAAGTGATACTTGAAAAATACGTCAAACGTAATTTTGATTCAGCATTAACAAATGGATGTATACCAACTAAGTTATTTCCGTTAAGGTCCAAGACTGATTATGTGAATACTATGATGTTTAAACGATTAAATGAAAAAGAATATGTTTATGAGGCTATTCGTAAAACCGATTGTACTACACAAATGGATTCAACCAAACCACTTTCATTTGAAACTATACGTAAATGTCGTGAATTAAGTGAAAATGAAACAAAATATGAATTGGATTTATTGATGAATAGTATTCCATCCGCTCAGGTTCTTCGTTTGAAAAAAGGAGCCGCTGTAATGTGTACTGTAAATTTGGATATGGATAACTCTATATGTAATGGTTCTCAAGGGGTTATTACTGATATAAAAGAATTGGCAGATGGTAGCATATTGCCTATTGTTAGATTTGCAAATGGTATTGAAAAAACAATTCAATTACACCACTGGCAATCTGAAGAATATCCATGTTTAGCCATAGGACAATATCCATTATGCTTAGCATGGGCTTTAACCATTCATAAAATACAAGGTGCTACATTGAATATGGCAGAAATGGATATAGGACAAAGTATATTTGAATACGGTCAAAGTTATGTAGCATTATCGCGTATTCGGTCTCTTGACGGATTGTATTTATCCGCATTTAATAGTAGGAAAATAGGTGCGAATCCAAAGGTTACCGAATTTTATAATACAATTCCAACAAATACACTACCTATCTTAGAAGAAAATGAAGACACGACCACAAATAAAAAAGCAGCGCCGGATGAGTTAGAAGGAGAGTCATATACATCAAAAGACGTGAAAATAATCAAATTTTAATATGTAAAAATATATATAATGGTCGCTGGTAGTATATTACCCGTAACTATCCATAATGATAAATTATATTTTTTATTCGGAAAAGAAAATCCATCTGAAAAAAGTGCGAAGGGATGGTCTGACTTTGGAGGAAGGTTAGAAAATAACGAGACACCATTTGAAGGTGCTATCAGAGAAGGTAGCGAAGAGCTAAGTGGGTTTTTAGGAAATAAATCACAGTTAAAGTCACTTATACGAAAAAACGGTGGCATATATAAGTTGAAATACAATAACTACCATCTTCACCTATTTTTTATTGAGTATGACGAGAACCTTCCAACATATTTTAATCAAAATCACTATTTTTTATGGGATAATATGGACCATACTGTATTGAATAAAACCAAACTGTTTGAAAAAATAGAAATAAAATGGTTTTCTGTCGCCGATATGAAAAAACATCGCAAATCATTTCGCAATTTTTACCAATATATTACTGACTTACTATTTGAAAATAGAGAGAACATAGAAACATTTGCGAAAACCAAGTTTGTAAAATAGAGTTCATTTAGTCACACACATCTAAAAAAAATACATATTAATTGTATAAGACTGTTAATATGTCCTGGAAACAATACGGGGGTATTCGCAAAAATGATAAATTAAACAATCTTGCATTAGGTACATTAGTCGCAGATGATATTATATTAAGACAAGTTAAAGTTACCACTCATATTTTTGAAGACACAATTGTAGCAAAAAAAGATATACAAATTCATAGAAATTTAGATGTAAGCAACAATGTAGACGTTAGCGGTGAATTAGTCGTCCATAAAAATATTTATACACCAAATTACGTTATTGGCACTAATAAAGATATTTCATTAAATTTTGAGGATGGGGGTGATTATAGAGCATACATTTCAGCAGATGTCAATAATCAATATATTGGTATTGGTACAAATAAACCGAACGCTTTTTTTGATATAAGTTCTACGACTGTTGATAGTTTTGCTGTCAGAAACAATTTACCTTATATTAGAAATATTTTAACACAGAACGAGAACAATTCAGGCATTGCCGTAGATACAAGTGACAACATATCAAGCGTGGGATTTTTCTATAAAGACGTTAGTAATTCTTCTTCTATGCCGCGTTCTAAGATTACGTCGGACCCATCAAATGGCATTATTTCATTAGATAGTAGTGTAAATATTATAAACTCGTTAATGAATACTTACATAACAAGTCAAAATGCGACAACTATTACTACTATTAGCGGCGATATTTCATTAAATTCAGAGTCTATCTATCTTACAAGTGTTAGTGGAGATATTGTATTGGCGTCTGAAGATTCCACATTTATTACAAGTATTAGTGGTGATATTGATATTAGCGCGAATGAAGGAGATGTTATAATACAGTCATTTTATTCTACAAAACTTCGTTCTGCTGTAGCTATTTCTCAACGAGGAATCACTACAAAACTGAAGAATGAACCATTTACTATATATGATAATAGTTTATCGGAGCCTTTCCTTTATGATTATTATAATGATACTCAATTAAAAACCGGAACGGCATCAGTTAGCGTTGCAATAGATAATTCAAGCACTACATTCACTCATTTATTAACGCCTGATATTAAAGGACTTTCTATAGGTGGTGGTGCTTACGTAAAAGATAGTTCTCGCTCGATGGGTATGATTGGACTTTCTACTACTGATATGTCATTTGTACCTTCTCAAAGTTATGTTTCGAATAACAACACAACAATATATCGCACAACTACTGGTATTAATACATATGCTCCAAGATTAAACAATTATGTTATGGATATTAATGGACCTACCAGAATTGGTAACGGAGAACTTCATACTATAATAAAACATACTTCTAAGTTGACTGACATACGTTCTTCTAAGGAATTTTTAAATTATGTATTTACTACAGGAAGACGCGAAGAGAAAGTAGAAAATGAGAATACAAATCCGGATACAATTGGATATGCTTCTACAGATTCGGGTAAAACATGGACTAAGGTGATTGTTGAAAACACTGACAATTTGAGAACTAATAACAGATATATCTTTTCGATAGAAGATAAAGCATATATATTGTCATCTAACGCCCGTATTCATCGTTATAATTTTACTACTGGCAACATTGATTTAGAAAAGGTATTTAATACATTGACAACTACCTCTATATATGTTAAAAACTTTGAAGGAAGTGACCCTGGGATTTTAATTAGTAGTGCCAACCAAATATATTATGCTACCATAGATTCCAATTTTACAAATTTAACATCCTTAGAAAACAGTATTTCTACAAATATAAATAATATTGTTGCGTCCGATGGTTATGGAACTAAAGTATATTTTGTTGGAAATGGTATCCAAAGTGTGAATTATACGACCACCACACCTACGTCCGAAACATCTATAACAACGGGAACGTATAACACGATTTCGGCATATACCGATACTAACGCAGTTGCAGGTGGAGTTAATGTTATTTCATACACAATAAATGGTGGTACCAGCTGGAATGTTATATCTAATATTGTATCAGACAACACTGTGTTAACATCGTATGTGATTACACGAATAAATATGTTGCCAGACGGAAAAGGATTAGCTATAGGAAATTATGATAATGGTACAAAAGGATTGCTTCTATATACACAAGATGGAGGAAGCAC